AACTGCCGCGAATCACCTGCTTGCCGAAAAGGGCGATCAGGTATGGACCCCTGAAGACCAGACCAAGTTCGACGGCCTGCAAGCAGACATCCTCTCGGCCAAAAACCAGATTAAGAACCTGGAAGCCATGCGCGAGCTGGAAGCGGAACAGTTCTTCAACGCCGCGCCGCCCAAGAAGCCGGAAGAAGGCGTCACCGTCGATGCGCTGGTCGCTGTTGCCATGTACCTGCGTCACGGTGCGAACGTGACCAACGAGCAGGCGATCCAAATCCGCAATGCGATGTCCACCACGACCACGACCGAAGGCGGCTACACCGTCCCGGCCGAAATCGCCGCGATGGTGATCGACAAGCTGAAGGCCTTCGGCGGTATGCGCGAAGTGGCAACCATCCTGACCACTTCCAGCGGCAATTCGCTGAACTTCCCGACCAGCGACGGCACCAGCGAAGTGGGCGAAATCCTGGCAGAGAACATCGTCGCCACCGCTGGCGATGTGACCTTCGGCACCATCGCGCTGCCGACCTACAAATACTCGTCCAAGCAGATCGCCCTGCCAATTGAGCTGATCCAAGACAGCGCGATTGACATCATCGCCTTCGTCGTCAACCGCCTGGCAACCCGCATCGCCCGCATCCAGAACACGCACTTCACCACTGGCGCGGGCTCGACCCTGCCGGATGGCATCGTGCCGAAATCTGGCGCCGGCAAAGTTGGCGCGAGCGGCCAGACCACCACCGTCATCTACGACGACCTGGTGGACCTGAAGCACGCCGTCAACCGCGCCTACCGCGCTAATGCCAAGTTCATGATGAACGACACCAGTGTCGCCATCGTGTCGAAGCTGAAGGACACCACCGGTCGCCCGATCTGGGTTCCTTCGGTTGCTGAAGGCGTGCCAGACACCCTGCTGGGCAAGGCTGTTGTCACCAACGACGACGTTGCGGTGATGGCTGCTAGCGCGAAGTCGATCATTTTCGGCGACCTGTCGCAATACACCATCCGCGATGTGGCCAACACCACGCAGATGCGCCGTTTCGATGACTCGGCGTTTGCGCTGAAGGGTCAAGTCGGCTTCTGCGGCTGGCACCGTTCGGGCGGCAACCTGCTTGAGCCAGCAGCCGTCAAGCACTACATCAACGCAGCTTCCTAAGCGCCTGCGGCGGGTTTCGGCCCGCCGCTTTCCCACACCTGAAAGAAATCAATGGCAAAGACCACAAAAGCCCCAGAAGGCACCGTCAAGGCTCGCGTCCTTCTCAAGTGCTCATTCGGAGAGCCGAACGATGTTGTTGAGGTTGACGCCGAAATTGCCGCCACAAGTGCCGGCCAACTTGACGCCACCCCCGAAGCCGTCGCCTACGCGGAATCGCTCACTCAGTAGTCCCCGCCCATCCGGGCAGCAATCCCCAATACAACGAGGTAAAAAATGGCAATCGTAGCCGCAGATATCGACTTCTTCCTTTCGGGCGGGTCGGGCAACAGTTCCGCAGCCGCGTCGCTCGGCGGCGCGCGCTCCACCTCCACCGAGGCAACGTCGGCAATTTTCGATGATGTCACCTCGGGCGAGTCCACCGCAGGCGATGTCGAATACCGCTGCGTCTACGTGAAGAACAGCCACGGCTCGCTGTCGCTGACTTCCGCTGTCGCCTGGCTCCCTGCCAATACGCCAAGCTCCACGACCACCGTTGACATCGCTGTCGGCACGTCGGCTGTGAATGGCACTGAGCAGACCGTCGCCAACGAATCGACCGCGCCAACTGGCGTTACCTGGGTGGCCGCTGCGACCTTGGGCGCTGGCGTCTCGCTCGGCACCATCCCGGCAGGTCAGCATCAGGCCGTATGGCTGCGCCGCACGATCACGGCTGGCACGACCGCCGCGACCGACACCTTCACGCTGCGCGCAACTGGCGACACCGCTGCGTAATGCCTAACTACGTCGTTAGCGTCGGGCCTGGCGAAGTGCCGATCTATGGCGGGCAAGACGCGCCTGTGGTCGGCCTCCCGGCTTGGATCGGTTCGGCCGCGCTATGGGAGGTTATTGAGATCCCCGGGTCTTTGGGCGCTGATGGAGCGTCAATGATCGTGTGGGGAAGTCACGCAGTCGACCGTGAAAATAACGTCATCTACATTGGCGCAAACGGCGGACACGGAGATTCGTACGACAATCGATGGTCAAAGTTTAATATCGGCGCGGACTCGCCAGCGTGGGAGCGGTTAATTGATCCTACGCCTTTTGCCTCTGTCATCATTGACTCGGCATATTACTTGGATGGTCGCCCGAGTTCCCGCCACAACTACGACTATTGCCATTACCTGAACGGCAAAGTTTATCTGACCACTTCGTACGGTCTTTGGGGTAATGGGAATCAGGGCAGCACGTTTGATGAGTACAACGTTGCGACCAACACGCTCGCACCGGCAGGTACGCACCCTTCGACCGCTGGACATGGTTACGGCAGCGCTGTCAACTATGTAAGCGGAAAAATCTTCTACAACACACTGCAACATTACGACCCGATTGCGAAGACGTACAGCGCGACCGGGTCCAGCAACGGCACCTCGATTCGATACCCGGTCGTGTACGACGAGGCTGACAATCAATACTTCTGCCTTCAGTGGGGTGGCGGCGAGAGCTCACCGTCATCAAGCACATTGCAAGCGTCAAAAGTCAGCGCAACCACGCTGGCACAAACGAATGTGACGTTCAATGCAAGTGCTGCATATACCCAATTCCTGAGCGAGAAACTGGACCCGGTAAGCTCGACTGAATGTGTCGGCTACGTCGGCATGACCTATGACTCGGCCAATGATTGCTTCTACTGGTGCAGCGGGCGACCCGGTCGCACCGGGAATATCTACAAGATCACGAAGAGCGCCAACAACACTGATCCGTGGGACATGACGCTTCCAGCGAAGACGGGCGTTTCATTGCCAGCAACGCCGGGTGCTGGGTTGAATGGCCGGATCAAGTTTTGGCCCGTCCTGGGCGGATTCACCATCGATCCGGCGGGCGGCGGAAAAATCTACTTCGTTCGAACGGTTGCCTAAGTGGCGCTCGACTCAGGTAGTGCCTGCCGAATCGCAATAGCCCGATCAAATACTTAAGGTTAGAAAATGCCCGGCATACTCTATTCAAATGACTTTGAAGCGGAAACAGACAGCACGCCTGTATCTGGATTCACCACTCAAGCCGGCGCGGCTATGGTGGCTATGCTCGCGTCTGGCATTGGCCTTACGGTAGCTGGCGGGACGAAGGGTTTCGGGCGAAATTCGGACGGCGACTCCACGCTCTGGACTGGCGTATCTGCGTTTGCCGATATGGCAATTCGTACTGCGCACAAAGTGCCATCGGTCGCCACGTCTGGCTTCGCCGTGATGTGTCACAATCTGCGAGGGCAGTCGGGTAGTAATGACGGCTACCGGGTTGTTATCCAGACCAACGGCACGGCATTGCGCACTAGCCTCGTTAGCTACTCAGGGGGCAGCACGACTCTGGCGAGCGGCGCATACGACGTTGCGCCATCGTCATCGGATATCGTGCAGTTCGAGTCCGAGGTTACGACTGTCGGTGGTCAGGCGGTTCTGAAAGCATGGCTGTGGATTGGTACAGGCGCGCGCCCAAGCACTCCGCATTGCACTTATACCGATACGGCGAACTTCTTCCCCACCGGCAGACCCGGCGTCCGCAACGTCAGCAGCAATAACTGGACGCTTTGCGATAATCTCGTCATCACCGACGCTACAGTCGCTGCCGACACGTTCTACCCAGCAAGCTCGACTTCGGTTTCATCCGACCTGGCCGTTTCTTACGGAATTGTCGCAAGCATATCCTCCAATCTGGCGGTGAGCTACACGATTGACGCGGTTGGGCAAGTTTCGTCCAATCTCGCAGCGAGCTACGGCATCGTCGGCTCGATCAGCAGCAGCTTGGCGGCTAGCTATTCCATCGCCGCGCCTACAGCAACCATCACCTTCGATGACCCGGCTAGCCCCGGCAATCCGCTCGACTTCGGAAAGAATACCGCTTCGTACTATTTCGATAGCGCCGCAGTAACGGTGTATTTCAATCTGGCGAGCACAAATGCGCTGATCGCAACCGCTTCGCTGACCACCAACGCAGATGCGACTTTGGACGCCTACGCAAATGCCGCCTTCGCATCCGGCACAAGCTACCGGTGCGTCTTTAAATTCGCTGATGGCAGCGAAGGAATGGTTACGCTGGCGGCTGCATGAGTATTGCAACCTTCACCCTAAAGTCGGCAACCACGCAAGCGGCTGCGCCGTTCTCGCTGGGTCACGCCTTCGTTCAGGGTGATGTTCCGAGTGGATCGCAGTTGGTCGCTGGCTTTTCCGATATCCAGGTGGTGGCGAAGAATGCATGGCCGGACGGCTCGCTAAAATTTGCAGTGGTGTCAGGCCGCGCTGCGCTGACCGCTGACACGCCGCTGTCGGTCGTACTGTCGATTGGCGCGCCTGCTGGCGGTTCGGCGTTGACCACCGCGGACTTGAAGGCCACTGGCGTGACTGCGGTGATCGACGCCGCCCCCTTCGGTTCGGTCTCGTGGGCAACGACCGACTGGGATAGCCCATTCGTGGCATGGGTGTCCGGGCCGAAGATGTCGTCCTGGATCTACCGAAAGCCTGTCGGCGCCGATGCGCACCTGGTAGGCTGGCTGGAAGTGCGACTATTCTCTGGCGGTGAAGTGGAAGTGCTGCCGTGGATCGAGAACTGCACCTTTACGGTGGCGTCGCCGGTCAATAAGAGTGCAACGTATTCGTTCACACTGGGCGGTACTTCTCGATATTCCGGCGCACTTGATCTGAAGCATCACAGCCGCACCCCGCTGATCAACGGCACTGCCCTGTCGTACTGGCTCGGCACGGCGCCCGGCGTCACGCCGCGCAACGACGTGGCGTACATGCAGGCGAGTGAACTGGTGCCGACCTACAGCGCCACCATGACCACGCTGGCCGGGCTGGTGACGACCTATGCGCCGTTCCAGGCCGGCAACTACAGCTACGACAGCGACGACATGACCAGTTCGGGCTATCAGGAGTCCATTGGCCTGCTGCCTGAATTCGACGTTGCTTATCTGGTTTGTACAACCAATCATGAACTGCTGTACGGTTCGGTGCTGCGCAACGCCTATTCGGCTGGCCGGTACCCGATCCACTACCGCGAATCGTCAAGCAACCGCGCGCCGCGCTTCTCTACCAACGCTACCAAGGTGCTGGCGGGCGGCAGCGGAATTGCGCACACGGGCGCATCGACGGCGAGCAACTACACGCCAACACCATCGGGCGGCGTTGTGGCCGGCTGGGATACGGCGCACAGCCCAGCGGTTGGCTACCTGGCCGGCCTAATTACTGGGCATTGGTATCACATGGAAACCGTGCAGTTTGCCGTCACTGCAAATTGGTTCAATATCAACGATTACAACGCGCACGCCAATTCAAACGCGCGATTCATTTCGGACTATGGGTCCGTGCAGACGCGCGCTTCAGCATGGGGCTTCCGTTCGCTGGCGCACGCGCTGACGCTGACGCCTGACGACGACACCACGCTGCGCGACGAGTTCAAGGCGCTGGCAGAAACGCTGATCGATTATTTCCACACGACGTTTGTCGCACAGGCAAATAACCCGTTTGGCATCGTAGAGCCGGGCGAGGAATACGGCACGGTCGGCGGCAACCAGATGGGCTCGCCGTGGCAGCAAGATTTTCACACTGCCGCATATGGCTATGCGCTGGCGATGGAAATTCCGATCACTTCGCCAAGCCGCACCAAATTGTCCGCGTTCTTCCACTGGAAGGCGCAGAGCGTCGTTGGAAGGCTTGGCACGTCGGCGGACTTCTGGTACATCAACGCCACGCCGTACACGATCGCATTTGGCACGGTCACTTTGCCTGACTTCCAAGGCGGCACAGGCCCCTGGCTAGCAGACTGGGACGCGGTCTACGCGGCCAGCACGGCGACATGGTGGGGCTCGACAGAAGGTGTACTGACCAGCGAATTTACCTCCGATGGTTGGGGTAAATCGCTGTGGGGCAACCTGCACCCGGCCATTGCCTACGCCGTGCGCCATGGCGTGACCGGTGCGGAGGCGGGCTACAACCGCATGATCTCGGCCAACAATTACGACGATATTCAAGCGACCTTCAACGTGTCGCCGGTCTGGAGCGTCGCTCCTGCCTCCATTGGCGAATCTACACCCGAGCGAACAATGCGAAAAACAGTTAGATGCGACACCGTAAGCCTGATTCCCGGCACCGTAGTTTGCGGCGACAGGGGGCACGGCGTGCTTGCCGCTGGCATCGCCTCTGGGTTCCCGATTGCGAGCCTGCTGGAAGATGAGGTTGATGTAAGCGATCCGGCCGGCACCGAGTACATGGTCCGCATCCTAACGATTCCGGTTGGCCTGGATATTCGGGTCGATGAAACCGGCGCTTACGTGGCAACGGGCGCGGATGGTACGTACATCGGGGACAAAGAGACGCTCCGAAGCGGCGTAGCCGATCCCGCCACCACGTACACGGTCAATATTGGCTTCACAGCTGTGAGCAGCGACCTCGCGGCGTCATACGCGATGTCGGGCCAGGTTAGCAGCAGCCTCGCCGCATCGTATGGCGTGCTGGCATCGATAAATAGCGACTTGGCCGCGACGTATTCGATGCTCGCTGCGGTGAGTGGTGATTTGGCTGGCTCATACCTGATCGATGCTCTGATCGCCTCAGTGAGTAGCGACCTGGCCGCATCCTACGCGGTTTCCGCGCGCATCAATTCCGATCTCGCCGCGACTTACGCGATTTCCTCCGCAGTCAGTGCCAGCCTTGCCGCCTCATACGCAATCGACGCAGAAACGAACTACGTGCGCGCCCCATCTGGCGGCGGCTACCGCACGAAACGCAAGACCATAACCGGCAGGAACACCGCACAGGACGGCAACCGATGAGCTACAAACAAGTAACGGGACCGGAAGCATTGCCGGTCTCGATGGATGACGTTCGCCTCGACCTTCGCGATCCCGATGTGGCATTGAATGGCCAGATCGAGTCGATCATCTATGCGGTTACGGCCGAAGTCGAGCACCGCTTGCAGCGCGCGCTGATCACGCAGACCCGCCGCGTGACTCTGGATGGTTTCCCGGAGTCGATCAAGTTGGACCTCGCGCCGGTTGTTTCGGTCGAATCGGTGAAGTTCTACGATACGGCGGGTGCGCTGCAAACGCTCGACCCGCTCGACTACTACCAAGACTTGGTAACGGAGCCTGGCTACATCGTGCCGGCATCCGGTAAGGCATGGCCGGAAACGCTCGCTGACCAGCTCAACACTGTAACCGTGGACTATACCTGCGGCTATGGTGCGACGTACGAAAGCGTGCCGAAGGCGATTCAGGCCTACATCCGCGCCCGCACGGTGCAGTTGTTCGATGATCCTGGCGCAAGCGAGGGCTTCCTCGGGCATTGCCTTGATGGCTTCGTGGTGTACTCATGAAGGCATTTGCCGCGACGCTTCGGCACTTTGTCACGATCAACGCGCCCGGTACTGGCCGCCTTCCTTCTGGACAGCCTGTCGTCGGCTTGGTGGAATTTGACACGGCTTGGGCAAACATCGCCACCACTGGCGGGTTGGAAACGATCAAGGCCGGCGCGATCACTTCGACCGTGAAGGTGTCGATCCGCATGCGATATCGCCTGGACCTGACAAACGCGATGGAGATCGTGCACGGCACCGACACGTACAAGGTTCTGGCGGTACTGCCCGACACGAGCGGCAAGAAGCGGCACGTTGACCTGGTGTGTGAGCAGAATGTTTAAGTTCGACGCGACAGACCTCGTTGCTGGCATTAAAGAGGCGGTCGCGAAGATAGGAAGCGCGCTCGATGAGAGTACTTTGCGCGAGGCTGGCTTTGCCGGCGCGAAGGTCTTCCGCGAAGAGGCTAAGCGCAATGCTCTGGCGCACAAGAAAACTGGCGTCATCTACAGCAACATCATTGTCAAGCGCCTTGAAGAGGAATCGTCGGGCGCTTATCGACAGTCGTACCTTGTCACGGTTCGCAACGGCAAATTCGGAGCTGAGGGTGATGCGTTTTACTGGCGCTTCGTTGAGAAGGGCCACAAGTTCGTGCCGCGCAATAAGAAGGTCAGCAAGAAGACTGGCAAGACAATCGGATGGAAGGCGCATAGAGAGGCCGCCATTCTCGAATACGGCACTTCGTCAGTTCCTGCCTATCCGTTCATGCGCCCGGCGTACGACTCGAAAAAGATCGAGGCCGACGAGGCAATTCTATCGGTTCTGAAAGCGAAGATTGAAGGGCTCAAATTATGACCATGGAAGCGCAAATATTTGAAGCGCTGCGCGCCCTGGTTTCGGATCGCGTGATTCCTGACTTCGCCAACGAGGGCGAAACACTACCTTTTATCACCTACCAGGCGGTCGGCGGTTCCCCCGTTAATTACGTAGAGGGCGCAATCCCGAACCGCGAGAACACCCGTTTGCAAGTGAATGTATGGGCCGCCACGCGCGACGACGCATCCGCCCTTGGCAAGCAGGTCGAGGACGCCTTGCGCCTCACTGCTGCCCTACAAACAGAAGTCATCACTGGCCGCATCGCGACTTACGACGAAGACACGAAGTATCGCGGAACCATGCAGGACTTCAGTATTTGGGTTGCCGTGTGATCGGCCTTAGTAACTAGAACAACGCAGCCAGCGAATAGTTGGCTTTTTTGTGCCCGCAAGGGCTTTTTAAGCAGCCCGCTCCGAATCTTCGCAGCGGGTTTTTTTACGCCCCTTGCGGGCATTTACTTTAAAGGAATATTTCCATGGCGCAAGTACCGACTGGCACCGTCTTCCATATTGCATCCGCATATGGAAGCGCGGTGACCACCACCATCGTAACCAATGCAGCTGAGGCGGTCGTTACCGCTGCGGCGCACGGCTACAGCAACGGCGATTTCGTCGAAATCCTGTCCGGCTGGGGGCGCCTGAACAAGCGCGTCTTCCGCATCAAATCGGTCGCAACCAACACGATGGTGCTCGAAGGTGCCGATACCACCAGTACGACGTTCTTCTCGACCGGTACTGGCGTCGGCAGCGTGCGCAAGATTACGACCTTTACGCAAGTGAGCCAGGTCACCGCCGCGCAGTTCAGCGGCGGCGAGCCATCGGACGTTGAGTACAAATACGTCGAGTCCGACGTGAAGTACAAGATCAACGACGGCTTCGCAGCGACCAGCGGCACACTGACCCTGGATGCGGACAGCATCAGCACCGCAGGGTACACCGCCCTGAAGGCGCTGACGGACGTGCAGACCGATACCTGCCTGAAGATGACGACCCGCTCCGGTTCGCTCGTTCTTCTGCCGTGCACTGCCGCGCTGAACGAGTCGATCAGCCTGCAAGACGGCCAGATCAACACCGTTACCGCCTCTTTCGCAGGCAACAACAGGAATACCAGGTATCAAAGCTAGTCCCTAGCTGATAAAATGGACGAGCCCGCAAAGTGGTGGAACACGATGCGGGCTCTAACCAATCAGCGTAAAGGCGCGTCATGGCTAAAGTTAATTCTACAGCAGAAAAATATTACGGCGTTATCTACTGCATTGCGCACGTAGCGAGTGGCCGGGTCTACATCGGGCAGACTACTCGGACGGTCGAACTCCGATGGCGTCAACATCAATACTATGCCGCGACGACGCGTGTTTTCGGTTCCGCCATCCTTGAGTATGGCGCGGCGGCATTTCAGGTATCTCTGATCGCCACCGCCGAATGCAAGGCAGAGCTAGACAGGCTAGAGATTCAATTCATTAAAGAATATGACTCCGCCAATCGAGTAAATGGTTTCAACTGCGCCCTTGGTGGCGGGTCGGGCAAGCACTCCGACGAAACAAAGAAGCACATATCAAAAATTAAAATGGGACACCCGGTAAGTGCGGAGGCTAGACAGAAAATTTCGCTTTCGCAAATTGGCAGGACTGCGAAAGATTCAACGAAAGCGCTGCTGTCCGCAGCCAGGCTAGGCCGGAAGTTTTCACCTGAAACATGCCAGAGAATGGCCGCCGCCCAAATCGGTAAGAAACACACAGAGGAAGCCAGGAAGAAGCAATCAGAGGCCAGGAAGAAGACGTGGGAAGATCCTGCCTTGCGCGAAAAGGTCTACGCGGCTCAGATTGCTGGAAAAGCTAACCCGGAATACCGCGCTGCCGCCGCTGAAAAATCGCGGGCAATTTGGTCCGATCCTGATAAGCGTGCGGCAATGCTGAAAGCGCTTGAGGTGACACGGGAAGCTGGGAACGCAGTAAGAAAGGCTGTATGGGCCGATCCAATCAAGAAAGCCGCAAGGTTAGAAAAGATCGCCGCGACACGCGCATCAAAGAGAAGTTTAATAACTAGCTAGTACCGCCATCGCGCGGAGCTAAAGCCAGTCCTGAGAAATCACGGCTGGCCTTTTTTCGTCCCTCACTTAATTTCGTTGTCCTGCCTCGCTTCTGCGGGGCTTTTGCGCTTGTGCGCAACCCGCTTGGTCGCACCTCGTCGGGTCTTTTTCACCAACTAGAAAGACAATATCATGGCAAAGAAACTATCACTCAATATCGCCCCGACTTTCAAGGGCATGGTCGCAATCCCGGTCCCTGGCGACAAAGCCGCAGACGTTGAATTCACCTTCAAGCACCGCGAGCGTCCGGACTTCAAAGAGTTCATGGAAAACCTGCCTGGCCGCGACGATCTCGACGTGATCCTCGATGTCGTCAGCGCATGGGACTTGGACGACCCGTTCGACAAGGATGCGGTCGATAAGCTGCTCAAGCGCTACATGGGCTCGGCCCGCGCCATCCTGAATCACTACATCGAAGAATCAGCCGGGGTCCGAGTAAAAAACTAAGGCAGCTTGCACAGTCCATGTATCAGTCGCTTCCCTCTGCGGAGGAGGCGGCTGCGGCGGGCTTCACACCCGAGGACTATGCAAGCGAGCCGGTAGATGTGTTCGCGGAGAACGCGACGCCCTACGCGCTGTTCTGCTACATGCAGACACAGTGGACTTACTCGATGGCCGGCGCGATGGGCCTGAAATACGAAGTGATGCATCACAAGATGGATCGCATGAAATTATCCGCCGAGGACTATGAAGACCTCGAAGCAGATATCAGGGTGATGGAGTTCGCCGCCCTTGAAGAAATGCACCGGAAGAAGACTTAACTAAACCCGCTTCGGCGGGTTTTCTATTGGGCTTGCCAATGTCAGAAATTACCAACAGCGCGACGATCAAAGTCAGGGTCGATGGGAGTGAGGTCGAATCAGGCCTTGCTAAAATCGATGCTGCCGCCGCCAAGACTGGCAAGACAATCGGCGGACTTGGCGGAACCGATTCGTTTAAGCCACTTGGCGAGGGCGCTGAGAAGGCATCGAAGTCGGTTGAGATTGCAAGCCGAAACCTCATCGGCTCGATTCAGCGGCAGCAAGCCGCCCTTGAAGCTGGCGGTCGCTCGACTGCGGCGTATTACGAAACCCTGGCAAAGAGCAAGGGCATCCCTGTTGCCGACATCGCGCCGTATTTGGCGAGCCTTAAGGCTGTCGAAGCCGCGCAGAAGGCCGCAACCGCCTCCGTTGGTGCGGGCGTGCCAGTCGTCCAAAAACTTGGCGTGTCGGCAGCGCAAACCGCAGCCGCCCTCCGTGGCGTGCCAGCGCAATTCACCGATATCATCACCAGCCTTCAGGGCGGGCAAGCCCCGCTGACGGTCTTCCTGCAACAGGGCGGCCAGCTCAAGGATATGTTCGGCGGCGCAGGTAACGCCGCAAAGGCGCTTAGCGGATACGTCCTCGGCCTCATCAATCCATTCACGGTCGGCGCTGCCGCTGTTGGAGTGCTGGCGTACGCCTATAGTCAGGGCGCAGCGGAAGCGAAAGAGTTCAACAAACAGATCATCCTGACGAACAACGCTGCTGGTGCCACCGCAAGCAGCGCGGCATCGTCGGCCCGTGCAATCGCGCAGATCACCGGCACCCAAGGCGCAGCCGCCGAGGCTGTCGCAGCCCTTCTTGCAACTGGACGTGTCGCGGCTAGCGATATGACTCGCTTCGGGGAAGTCGCAATCCGAATTCAGCGCGAGCTTGGGATTGAGGTAGCCGATACCGCGAAGCAGTTTGCCAATTTGCGCAACGATCCAGTCAAAGCGCTCAAAGAGCTCAACGATAGCTATCACTTCGTAACCGCATCAACTTACGAGCAAATTAAAGCGCTTCATGATCAAGGTCGCGAAACCGAGGCTGGCATTGCGGCGCAACAGGCATATGCGAGCGCCTTTGATGATGTAACAAAACGCCTTGAGGCCAATGTCGGGAAGGTTGAAAAGGCTTGGCGCGGCGCTAAGGACTCGGCTAAAAGCGCATGGGATTCATTCCTCGACATTGGACGGGGTGACACCGAGTCCGGCAAGTTGAGTCTGCTATCGCAGCGCATCGCCAATAGGCAAGGAATGCTGAGCGACAGGCGTGCTCGTACAGGCGTCCAAGACGATGACGTAACGCGAACAGCGGAATCGGAACTGGCGGCAATGCGCCGAGAGCAGGAGTTGTTGCAGGCGAACGTGCGCGAGCAAAACCGTGCCAATGACGCCAAGGCCGCATCCGTTCAACTCGAAGCCGACAAAATCCGATGGATGGACCTTGGCGACCAGTATCTAAACAAAGAAGCAAAGATGCGCAAGGAGATTCTGGCCGCTCAGAATCTCGGGAAAACCGCGCATATCGATCAACTGGAAGTTGAAAAGCGCATTGCGGCAATCCGTGAGAAGTACACCACGAAAGCCCCCAAGCCGAAAAAGACTACCGACGAGTTCGCCCACTTGATGAATAAGATCAACGGCAAAGACCTTGGCGTTGATGCAGATTTCGAGAAGAACGTCGGCACCCTATCGTCAGCATATGCGTCTGGGCGAATTGGGCTTGAGTCGTACATGAGGTCGCTGGGCAACTACATCTCCCAGCAAAAATTTGCAATCGATGGGGAAAAGGAGCGTCAAAAATCAATCGAAAATGTTCAAAAGGCCATCGCAGAGCGCGATTCCGAGGCTGCAACCTACCTTGCAAATCTGGACAAGGAAGTGCTCAGCAATGAGCGCCTGGTTCAATTGTTCGACAAGTCCAAACAGGCCATTGAACTTGAGACCATCGCGCGCCTTGAGAACGACCTAGCGAACCGTCAAGCGAACGAATACGACGAGAAAAAGGTCGCATCGCTTGAGCGTGAGATTGCCGCCCGCAAAGCTAATGCTGCGGCGCTTGGCGGCATCGACGCCAAAGAAGCGCTCAAGAAGGCTAGCGATGACTTGGATAAGTTCCTTGATCCAGCAAAGGCACAAAGCTTTGGCGATGCCTTGCGTGGCGCGTTCGGCAAGGCTGGCGACTCCTTAGTCAAGTTGACCTCGACTCTGCAATCCTACGGCATCAAGCAGGCCGAGATAGAGAAGCAGCGCGCGAACGCGGAGAAACTGCGGACTGCTGGCGGCAGCGAGGTGGAGTACCGCGAGCGCCTGGCGAAGCTTTCCAAGATGGATGTGCAAAATCGGCTTGCTGGTTATGGCGATATGACCGCCGCTGCCGCTGGTTTCTTCGATGAGCAAAGCCGTGGCTACAAAGCACTTCAGGCGGCATCACAAGTCTTTCACGCTGCCGAATTGGCGATGACGCTGGCAGAGTTGATCCCGAAAGGCATCAGTGCGGTTTTGACTCAAGGCAAAGGCGATCCATATTCTGCGTTCGCCCGCATGGCCGCTATGGCCGCCATCGTTACCGGCCTTGGCGTTGCTATTGGTGGCGTCGGCTCTGGGCCGGGGAAATCGGCTGCCGACGCGCAAAAGGCTCAAGGCACCGGAACCGTCCTTGGCGACATTGGCACAAAAAACGTTGACGGCACTACCAGCTATAGCATTAAGTCCGACTCCATCATCAGGTCGCTCGCAGCACTTGAGAAAAACACGTACCAAAATCTAGACTATAGCGCTGGCATGCTATCTGCTCTGCGCAATATTGAATCGTCAATGGCCGGGCTTGGCAATCTTATTTCCCGCACGGACGGCCTAACCGAAGGCACTGGTTTCGGCATCCTTACCGGACAAATATCTGGTAAGGGCGCGGCAACTGATGTCATCTCGAAGGTGATGACCGAGGTTACCAAGGGCCTGTTTGGCCCCGGTCTTGGCGATAAAATCGCAGGCGCCATCAATAACCTCTGGGGCAAGACGACTCAATCAATCGTCGACTCTGGCATCAGCTTCGGCGGCTCACTCAACGCACTTCAGGCCGGTCAAGGTTTTAACCAGTACGCCAGCGTCGATACGACAAAATCGAGCTTCTTCGGCCTTGCGAAGAAGGTAACGAACAATGTGCAAACCCAAGGCCTCAGCACCGAACTGGCGAACCAGTTCGCTCTGATTTTTACCAACCTCGAAGAATCGCTCAAGCAGGCCGCTATTGGTATGGGTGTCGGCGCTGATTACGTGGCCAGCGCACTTGACAAGCTTGTCATTGATGTTTCAACACTGTCGCTCAAAGGCCTGAAAGGCGATGAGCTTACATCTGCATTGAATGCGGTTGTATCGAAGGCGCTCGACCAGATCAGCGCCGCCGCCTTCCCGGCGTTCCAGCAATTCCAAAAGGTGGGCGAGGGTTACGCTGAAACTGTACTTCGAATCGCCAACGATTTCGTCGCCATTGATACAGTGTTCGCATCGTTCGGCAAGACCTTCGGTCAAATCGGCTTGGAATCGGTTTCTGCCCGCGAGCGCCTAATCGAGATGGCCGGCGGCTTGGACAAATTTACTTCGCAGGGCGAATACTTCCTGACGAACTTCTTCACGGATGCCGAGCAGGCGGCTAAGCTGCGCGCCCGCATCGATCCTACGTTGTCGCAGTTCGGGCTGAGCACCGAAGGCGAGGGCGCTAGCAAGGCCTTCCGCGATGTCGTTGTCGGCCTCGATACCACGACCGAGGCAGGGGCAAGGGCTTACTCCTCATTGATGGCGATTGCCCCAGCCTTCAACGCTGTGATCAAGGCCGCCCAAGGCGCAGCCGATGAGCGCCGTGGATTGCAAGAGCAACTGGACGCACTCACGCTCACCTCGACGCAGCGCCTTGAGCAGCAACGCAATGCCCTGCACGAGAGCAATCGCGCGCTGTTCGATAACATCCAGGCGATCAACGCTACCGCTGCTGCAATCTCGTCCATCAAGGAGGCTGCTGGAACCTTGCTGGGTGGTGTGGACAATGCCCTTTCGGTGGTGCAGACGAGCGTTAATGCGGAGAAGGACGCCGAGAACAAGGCTAGGACGCTTCGCCTCAAGGCCGTTCAAGATGTGATCGACGTTGAAACGGCGGCGCTGCAAAAGTACAAGACGCTTTCGGACGCCCTGCGATCCTCTCTCGATCAGATTTCAGTGCCAGGCAATGCCAGAGGCGACCGCGCCGCCGCACAGGCGCAGATTCAGACTGCACTGGCGATTGCTCGCGCTGGCGGCGGTCTGCCGACAACCGAAGGCCTTCGCGGCGCGTTGTCTACGCTTTCGCGCGATTCTTCAAGCCTGTTCTCCAATCTGGTTGACTTCCAGATCGATGCCGCCCGCACGCGCACCGCCTTGGGTGATCTTGCCGACCTCACCGATGGCCAGATCAGTATTGAGGAGCAAACGCTAAGGACGCTGAACGCACAAAAAGACGCTATCGATAGGGCTAGCAACGCCGAAATTGAGCGTCTCAGCGCAATCTATTCCGAAGCGCAGAAGCAGGTTAATTTCCTCAAGGGGATTGACGCCAATACAAAGTCGGTTGCAGAGGCGATGATTGGCTTGGCTGATGCGATTAAAGCGGCGCAGGCAAACCCTGTTGTGACAGGGACGCCAGCCATTTCGCAAGCGTACAAGGATTATCTTGGCCGCGCTCCTGATGCCACCGGGCTCGAGTTTTTCACGAATCAGGCAGCAGGCGGCGTTCCAATCGCCGACATCGTAAGCCAGATCGCGAATAGCGCAGAGGCTAAGGCTCAAAGCCTGTTCCAAGACGTGCTTGGTCGTGCCGGTGATGCTGCTGGTGTTCAGTATTGGACGCAGGCGTTGGCTAGCGGGATGTCGCTGGAAACGGCTCGCATGCTGTTTATGCAGAGCGACGAGTACAAGAAGCTTCACCCGCTTAGCTCTGGCACCAACAGTGTCCCAAGGGACCGCATTGCCCTCATTCACGAGGGTGAGCGCGTCATCCCTCCAGCCGATAACCGCGAGCTGATGTTGAGGCTTCGCAATCCAAGCGGAAACAACGAGGCACTTGTATCTGAGATTCGCGCGTTGCGTGCGGAGCTCGCCGCGTCTAATTCATCCAGGGGGGCCGAGGGAGTAGCTATCGCACAGAACACTCGTAAAACGCTAGCCGTTCTTGAGCGACTCATGCCGGATGGCGATGCACTGCAAACGAGGGCTATTGCATGAAGATTATCCAGCCCACAACCCTAACGACGGCAATGCTGGTCAGTAGCACCGTCCCGGAAGCCGACTATCCGGCGTGGTCTGCCGGTACGGCGTATTCGGTCGCAGATAAGGTGATTCGCACTAGCACCCACCGCATCTATCAACGACTGGTTGCTGGGACTACCGCCACAGCACCGGAAAGCGATGCGGTCAACTGGCTTGACATCGCCCCGACGAATCGATGGGCCAAGTACGACGACAAGGTGGGTACGGTCACGACCGCAGCCACCACCATGACGGACGTGCTGACTGCTGGCAGCGTGGGCGGCATCGCCCTCTTTGAGCTTGTCGGGCGTACTGGTGTGGTCTCGATGAAAGATGCGCCGGGCGGCACGACGGTCTACAGCCGCACGCTCGATCTGGACGGCACGATTGTGCTGGACGTGTTCGACTGGTTCTTTGCCGACTACGAGCAATTGTCGGACATCGTTTTGACCGACCTCCCGGCGCAGTTCACTAGCGCGGAGCTCACGGTAACGATTACCGCGACTAGTGGAAACGTGTCGTGCGGCGTGTGTAAGCCCGGCCTGGTAATAGACATTGGAAACACGCTCGCAGGCGCCAAGGTCGGCATCATCAACTATGACGGCAAAGACACCGATGTATTCGGAAATGTCTACATCGTGTCGCGCACTTTCAGCAAGCGCGGGTCGTTCGATGTCGTCACGCAGAAGGCGAGCTTCAACAGAATTTTCCGCCGCCTCGCCGCGCTCCGTGGAACGCCGTGCATCTACGTCGGAACCGAGTCCGCAGGCATGGAGCCGCTGCTGATTTACGGATTCTTCCGAGACTTCAGTATCGATGTTGCCTACTTCTCCCATCACCACTGCTCCCTTGAAATCGAAGGACTTATCTAATGTCGCTTACACCACTTCCGCCACTTGATCGGACCTCGGTCGGTTTTCGAGCCTCGCTTGACAATTTCTTCCTAGTTCTACTGCCAGCATTTTGCACTGAGTTTAACTCGGCGCTCGCGAGCATCATTACTTACGTGGCCACATGCACCACAAAGGCTGCGGATGCATCGGCCAGTCAGGCTGCAGCCGCCATCAGCGAGGCCAATGCGGCCGGTTCAGCCTCCGCAGCAGCAGCGGGTGCTGGCGTTGCTCTTTGGGTTTCCGGGACTAGCTATACGGCCTACTCTAGTGTCGTCGTTTCGCCACTAGACCATCGAAGCTATCGCCGCATCATTTCCGGTGCCGGGACTACAGACCCAAGCGTCGATACAACGAATTGGATACTCATTTCTTGGGGCGTATTCCCAGCGATAAAGGTCAGCGACCACAAGGCAAACAATACGGCGGGCGACTCCTTAACCGCGACGGACCTCACTCAAACGCGAGTGCTTAACACCGTCGACTACAACACAATCTCCGGGGCTTCGCTCGCGTCCAATGAGATAACGTTGCCAGCCGGGACGTACGATGTCTATGGTCGCGTGCCTTTTTGGTCCGCTGATTGGGCAAAAGTTTTCTTGTACAACACAGCTGACGCGGCCTATGTGATAGATGGCGGGAATAGCCGAGCAACCGGCGCTAGCTCGGCAGCGGCGGATTCCTTTATTACCGGTCGCTTCACCATCACAACTTCAAAGACTTTCAAAATCCGGTACTACGTCGCGACTGGTGGTGGCTCGCGCGGCGGGTACCAAATCAACTGCGGGCGGGATGAAATTTACACCGAAATTACTTTCACCAAGGTGGCCTAGATGCGATACGTAACCTACGATGAGGCAGGCAATCTGACCGGCAGCTACCTGCAAGATGTTCACCCCGACCACCTGAGCCACTACATTCCGGTATCGGATGAGATCGGCTTGAACTGGACGGCGTACAAGGCTAATGTCGTGCGCAATGGCGTTGAGCCAGCGCCGCCCGTTGTGCCGCCTGTTGTTGTTCCTGATGAAGTCACGCGCCGCCGTGGCTTGCAAGCGCTCTTGATTAGTGGCGTGACCGAGGCGATGATCGAGGCTGCAATCGAGGCGGCATTGACCGGCCTTGAGTGCGAGCTTGCCCTGATCGAGTTCCGCACATCGCAAACGTTCGAGCGCAATCGCCCCCTGGTGCTCGCCATCGGCGGCGCGATGGGCCTTGACCTGGACGAATTATTCACCCTTGCCGCGAGCCTGCCATGAGGCCGGGCCGCGTCGTTGTTAGGTTCACGACCAAGGGCCACATCGGCAGCAGGATCGCTGCCAAACTTTCGCAGTCGCGCGAGTTCAATCACTGCATGCTGATTGACGGCGACATGGTATCGGAGGCTGTGACGTGGGGTGGAACGCGGTACGTGAAGACGGACATAGCCATGCGCGGCGTGAAGAAGTTTCAGGACATGGTAGTGATCGTCCCAAACATAGAGGCCATGCGCACATTCCTGCGCGACCAGTACGGCAAGGGCTATGACTGGCTTGGCGCTATCGGATTGCCGATCCTGCGCTCGGAGGCGTGGCAGGACGATGACCGCTGGTGGTGCAGCGAAATCATTCTCGCGGCGCTTGGCGCTGGCGGCAATTGGATTCTTGATCCCGCTGAATTGCGAAGGGTGACTCCGAACGATCTGCGGCAAGTGCAGCTTGCGAAACTTCCCTACAACCAACCCGCTTCGGCGAGTTTTTTTACGGCCAGCCAATGACCAAAATCGACAGTTCGGAAGCGACCAGCTATGCAGGCGCCTTGGTATCAATCGTCGCATCCCTGACGCTGACTGACATCGGCGTGATCATCGGTATCACGACGGCAATCGCCACCTTCTGGCTGAATAAGTCCTACTCGTCGCGCCGCGACCGACGAGAGCAGGAGGAGCACGACGCGCGCATGCGGCTGCTGAATGCCGGAATCAACCCATATAAGGCGGACCATGAAACTGATCGATGATTGGCGCAGGGTGGTCAAGAAGGCGTGGAGCTCGCGCCTTATCGTGATCGCGTTTGTGCTGACGGCAGTAGAGGTGATTCTGCCATTCTTCAATGAGGATATCCCGCGCGGCCTGTTTGCGGCGCTGTCGGGCCTTGCCGTCGCTGGCGCGTTTGTAGCCCGCCTGGTGGCGCAGAAAGAGTTCAATGGCGACCGCACGCAATAATTGGCTGGTCGGCTCTGTGGCGGCCGTTACGCTGGCCGGCGCGGCACTGTGGGAGGGCAAGCGCAACGATCCTCACATTCCAGTGCCAGGCGACCGCCTGACCGTTTGTTACGGCGAAACCAACGTCGAGATGCGGCACTACAGCAACGCCGAGTGCCTGGCTATGCTGAAGACATCCCTGGTCGAATACGGCAATGGCGTGCTCTCGTGCGTCAACGTGCCGATCAACGAGAACCAGCACGCAGCCTACACGCTATTCGCTTACAACTTGGGCGTGTCGACGTTTTGCAAGTCGATGTCCGTACGTATGCTCAATGCAGGCCGCGCCGAGGAATCGTGCAAGTGGCTGGCCATCGACCTCAATACCGGACGCCCGAACTATTCCACCTCGGGCGGCGTGTACTACCGTGGCCTGCAAAACCGCCGCATCTACGAGCGCGATCTGTGCTTGAAAGGGCTGAAATGAATCCGACTGCAATCTTCGCAGCAATCATCCTGTGGGGCGCGAGCATCGCCGGAACATTCTTCTATGGCCAAGGCGTAGGCAAAGACGGCGAGATCGCCAAGCAGGCCCAAATTGAGAAAGCCATCACAGACACGCGCGAAGCCGCGCGCCTAGGAGCAGCAGATGAAATCGCAAAAATCAAAGTGCGGCACACAACAGTGCAGGGCAAAGTCGAAACTGTCATTCGTGACAATCCTGTTTATCGGGACTGCTTGCATAGCCCTGACAGCGTGCGCCTCATTAACGAAGCCCTCACCGGCAGGGGTGGACCCGCAAGTGGTGGCGAGTTGCCCGGAGTTGTCGCCCCTAAGTGATGCCTCGTTCGGCGCCACAACGTCGAAGTTGGTCGAGGTGGCTGGCATCTACCGAGTCTGTCGCACGGCGGCGCTCGCCGAGAAGAAGTCAGCGAAGTGATCGCGCCATGACAACCATCGTCGCAAATCGCAAAGGCATGGCCGCCGACCGGCGCGGGACTAGCAATCCCGTCTTCAAGATGACGAAGCTATTTCGCGTCAACGGGTCGATCATCGGCATCACCGGAAACGTTGAGCAAGCCCTGCGCTTTGTCGAGTGGCGGCGCACGCCTGAGGGTAAGCCCACATTCAACGAGGCGTCGAACATCGAAGTCCTCGAACTGACGGCAGACGGTCGAATAATCTACTGGGGAGCGGAAATGGTCGGCATACCGATTGAGAACGAGTTCTACGCGCTTGGAACTGGCGCTATGGCGGCAATGGGCGCGATGAGCATGGGTGCGTCACCGAAGCGCGCCGTGGCCGTGGCGGCGCTGTGGGATGCTGCTACCGGCCCTGATGTGCAGGTTATGACGCTGGGCGGCAAATGAAGCCACCGACACACATAGACCCGCGCCTTGAGGAATGGGCGACGCCGACCCAGCTGAAGTATATCGCCGCCATCCGCGAGCATGGAAGTGGGCAGAAGGCAGCAAGGGCGCTCGGGCTTGCCAGTAATGCGGTTAATGGTGCAATCGAGCGCTTGAGGCGCGAAGCGGCGCGACATGGGTATTCGCCTGATCATGCAATGACCCGCACCGTGCCGGATGGGTACATCGTTAAAGGCGTATCCACCTATTACGACAAGGAAGGCAAGCCATCGGCGCAATGGGTCAAGAGCGCAGTTGATACTGAGCGCCAGCGGGAGATAATGCAGGCGGCGTTTGCGGCGATGTCCGAGGAATTACCGCGCGTTGAGCCTATCGCCGCGCCAGCCATCACTAACGAAAGTCTTGCTAACCTTTACACTTTGACCGACAGCCATGTTGGTATGCTAGCAAGTAAGTCCGAGAATCTAGACCCTGACGGAAGTTGGGATTTGCGCATTGCCGAGCGCGTACTTGCCGGATGCTTCGAGCACATGGTTGATTCGTCGCCAGCCGCGCGCGTCGGGATAGTGGCGCAGCTAGGTGACTGGATGCACAGTGATGGCATGGGCATGATTTCAGGCGTCACACCCACGTCAGGCCATATGCTCGACCAAGACGGGCGCTTCCCAAAGGTCGTCAAGGCCGCCATACGCATCCTGCGCCGCGTCGTTGACTACGCCCTCACCAAGCACGAGGTGGTGATTGTCCTGATGGCGGAAGGGAATCACGACATGGCGTCTAGCGTTTGGCTGCGCGCCATGTTCCAGGCGCTCTACGAGAACGAGCCGCGCGTACAGGTGATCGACTCCGATCTGCCGTACTACGTCTACCAGCACGGCCAAACGATGCTCGCTTGGCACCATGGCCACCTGTCGAAAAATGGGCAGCTACCCATCCTGTTCGCTTCGCAGTTCCCGAAGGTGTGGGGCGAAACGACCAAGCGGTACGCCCACACCGGCCATCGCCACCACGTTGAGGAGAAGGAACATTCCGGCATGAAGGTGATCCAGCATAGCACCTTGGCTTCGCGTGATGCCTACGCTTCGCGCGGCGGCTGGATGAGTGAGCGAGAATGCACGTCGATCACATATCACCGACTGTACGGGCAGGTCGCACGCAATACGGTAACACCTGAAATGCTGGCCGCCGCATGACCATCCAACCACGCCGCCAATGCTCCTGTGGCCTCATGCCCATCGTAGAGCGCCGCAAGACACCGTTTGCCACCTCGGTGCAGGTCAAGTGCCGCTGCGGCCGCCACGGGGCTGCAATCCTCTACACAAAGCCGAAAGACGAGGCGTGGGCGGTTAGCTGCGCTGTGGATGGCTGGGACTTGGACCTGTAGTGTTCATGTTTCATGAACGTCGGCTAAACTTGAACGGCTGGGGCTTTAAATCTATTGGCGCTCTAAGTCGCTGAGCCTGGCCGCACTTCCGCAATCGACCTTCCAAACCGCCGTTTGTACTCGTCAAAATAGATGCCCGAGCTATCGCCCCATTCAATGACCTCGTTGATCTGCTTCATTAAGTGATCATCGCTCATCGCCATTGCGCCACGCACAGCTTTGGCGCGAGAGATTACCGCCAGAACCACGATGCCGATCATTATCAGAGCGGCCAATGCAATTTTCAATTCGATCATACGGCACCTCGTAATTTAGTTATTTATCAATGTTAGCCGTCTGCTTGGCAAATTGGTAGCTATTTGTTCAATTCCAGCATTTGGCGCTACACTGTTCGCATGTACAGTGTCAAACAACTTCGCCGCCACGGCGCGCGCCTCAGCGACCGTCAAATCCACTCCGAGCCAGCCGTCGCCAGCCACCTCACCATGGCAATGGTCGGCAGCGCCTACGAACTCAAGCTGCACGCCGAGAACGACGGTTCGAGCCGGGAGCCGCTCATCCCAATCCTCTACGATGCCCGCCTGATATCCATGCACGGCGACAAGATGCTGTTTCGTGGCTTGGAGCGGCGTGGCGGACAGGATGAGGCAACCTGGTTGCAGGAATGGTCGGTGAAGGTTTCAAGTGACAAGTAACAACACTCAAAACTTTGGCGAAATTTTGGCGAAAACTCAGCCGCCACTAGACCACCACACACCATGCAAATCTTCTAACTTGTTGATTTTGCTAGGTCTGTAGTGGTCTGTGGTGCCGTTGGATGGTGCGGGGCCTCGGAATCGAACTAAGTCATCACTTCGAAGTAGCCCTACTGTCCATTGACGATTGATCCTGAGTCCTGAAACTTTGGCGAAATTTTGGCGAAAAATGCAGCCGACTGCGCCCGCGTCTTCTCGTCGCTACCCTGCTCGATCCATCGTCCGTAATGCCGATTCAGCATCTCGGTATTCTTGTGGCCCATTTGCTTTGCAACGTACAAAGCATTCTCCCCCGCGCTCAAAAGCGTGCTCGCGAAGGTGTGGCGCGTTTGGTACGGATTGCGATACCGGACCTTTGCTTTGCGCAGGATTATCACCCAGCGTTGCCGCATCGCCTTATCAGTACTCCACTCCGCATCTGTTCCAGGATCATGGAACACGACTCCACCGGCCAGCGCCGTAAATTGCTGCTGCGCCTTCAATGCATCATATGCCGCCTGCCGCATATCGATATTCCGATTGCCCGCTGCAGTCTTCGCCTCCTCCTTGATAACGCCGGCGACCTTGACGCGCTCAACCCGTATCTTCAGATTGAGCCAGTCGATAGACTCCCAGCGAAGCGCCATTAGCTCGCTCGGCCGCATGCCGGTTGCAAAGGCAAACTGGATTAGATTCTTCTTTTGACCATCGGCAACTTTTAGTATTGCATCTATCTCTTTCATGTCCAGCGGGTCTGGCTCGAAATCGCTTTTCCTCTGCTCCTTAGACATGATCTTGGTCAGTTTTACTCGGTCGAGCGGATTCGATTCAATGAGGTCATCGTTGACCGCCTGAACTAGGGCATTGCTAAGCGGCTGCAGCATGTTGCGGGCCGTCTTGATCTTGAACGTGAAAGTTCCGAGCCAGGCGCGAAGTAGGGGAGGGGTTAAATCCCGGATCGGCGTCTTATCCCATTGCTTGAACAGGTAGACTTCGCAGGCGATCCGATAGGTCTTGGCTGTCATTGGCGACAGCGTACGCTCAGCGATTCTCAGCTGCTCACGCAGAAGATCGCCAACTAAGACGCGAGACGGCGCTGCGCCGAACTTGCCCGCATTCTTGGAATTGGGAAAGTACTCGATGTACTTAAACGTACCTTTTTCTATGGCGTTGAGGATTTCACCCCGCAGCCGTATCGCGTAATTGGTGTTCGACTTCGTATGCGCAAGTGATAGTGTCTCTCGGCACTCCATCCCTCGATACATGAACTTGATTCTTATCGATTCCGATTTGGCGCCCTTGGCCAGCTCTATGCCCGGCGATACTGTGCTCGTACTTCCCATTTTTCCACCCATTTTTCGACTTCGTGGAGGTTGACCCATATCCTACCGTCAACCACTTTACACTGTTCGCCGTCCAGCCACTTGCCGGCCTTTCTGCGAGCGTTGACGGAATCGACGCTATCGCCCGACAGTTCGGCGTATTTTTCCACCTTTACCCATGATAGTGAATGCGTCATTTCCTCTCCTTGCAATTGCAAATCTTCCCGAAGGCGGTTCCGGTGTCGCCGCAGATTCCGCAGCCATCGCCTATCTTTGCAGCTGGCCCAACATGACGAGATGGCGCAGCCCACAGCGATCTGACTTCGAACTCGTCGGCGAGCGCGTGCACCCGATCTTCCTGTGCGTTTTTCAGCGACCACGACTCGCCAACCTTACGCCATTGCCAGCCAACCAGCTCTCCCCTCACTTCGACAACGGACGGCTGATGCAGCACACCCACCACCTCATCCGGCTCTTTCAGGACCGCAGCTGCGAGCGCGCCAAACTCAGCGCACCATCCCCACTTGTCCAGGCCCTCGCGCAGGCGGCGCAGCTTGTCGGCGTCGGTGCTCATGCTGGCTGGCGTGGAAGGTGGGGCGGCACGGGCCGCTTCAAGTTCTGCTGTCAACTGTGCATTGGCTGCGCGCTCGGATGCCAGCGTGTTGACGGCCTCGGCGTTCTTCGCGGCTTCCTTCTGCACTTCCGTCAACTGCCCGCGCAGCGCGGCAACCAGCGACTTATAGGCTGACTCCTGCTTAGGATGCATGTCCGATGGTGCTACTACTGGCGACTGTGCAATAGCCCCCAGCCTTGCCGTGGCCGCACGATTCTTCTGTTGCTGCTCGGCCTGGTACGCTGGCGATGCGATCTGGCTCGTGCCGAATTGTGCTGCTGGCGACGGTGCGGCACGCCGGTTCCAGTCCGCGACCATAGTTGCGCGCTGCTCGGCGGTCGCCGGGACTACCAGCGTGTCTTCTTCGATGAAGATGCAACTATCGTCGTGGTCGCCTTGCAGCCGGTGCCAGTCGCGATTGCTGCTGATCCGCATGGCGCAGTTGCAAAACGGGCAGTTCGCAAGCTCGACGCTCTCTGTGGGGGATTGGTTCATGCTGGCTCCATTTCTTTCGTGCGCACGTAGGCTGCTGTGCTTTCCTCGGTCTTGGTCTGACGACGATATTCATCCCACGGCGTCTTCTTGTAGGTCCGCGTGATCACCCAGCGCTGAAAGCATTTCAGATCCTGGCGCTTGTCGTTGTAGACCATCGGGTATGGATCAATCCCAAGGGCCACCATCTTATTGAACCGCTGCCAGATTCGATCCCAATTTTCCAGCGGGTCGTAGCCGATCAGCATGTAAGCCATCAAGTTTGTCGGCGGGATGCCGGCCATCGCCAAGCGTTCAACGCCAGTGAAAAAGATCCTCTCGTCCTTTAGGTTGTCCCATGCCGTGTACAGGCGACGACGGGAAAATTTGGTGTCGCTATACTTGATCGTGGCGAGCGCCTGGGCCGCTTCGTCCGTGATCAGGCGCGTGTTGATGCCTTGCGAGAAACACACCTTGAACCCGCCCTCGCGAATCTCGTCCACCACCGCGCGATAGTTCGGCTGGCCGAAGAAGTCGTTGTCCAGTAGATGGATGTGCCTTGGGTAGGGATCGCCACGCCAGATCTGTGCGATTGTGCCGGTCGAGCGGTTTTTGCCCTCCTTCTGTGGCACAACACAAAACTTGCACTTGAGGCGACAGCCCCGTTGCGTGAACCCGATAGACGCGTCGAACTTGTCATAGCCCTCATAATCGTAGAACTCGTAATCGCCGATAATCTGCTCGATGGTCGCAGCTCCGCCCGTGCCGGTGCCGCCTACGATCGCGCCGGGCCACTGGCGGAGGAAACGGTCAAGGCGCTCCCGGCTAAAGGAGAAGATGCAGGAACCGTAGACAGCGTCGTATTGCGCATCCTCGAACAGGTCGCGTTCGATATGGCGGGTGATGTGCACGCTGTCGCCCTGGGCCTTGTGCCAGTGTGCGAGGCGCATCAGGGCGACGTTCGGCAGGGCACCGTCGATCTGCGTGATCCGCACGCGGCTCATGGCTTTTCCCCAGTAGTGCCGAATAAGTCGCCCGTCTTGTCATCCTTAACCGGCACCGGCTTGCCTTCTTCGACGTAGGCGGTGCAGCACGGTGCGCCGTTCTTGTCGTAGGTCCATTCGGCCGGATATTCAGGATCATCGACGTTGTACAGGTAGGTTTTGCCGATGATTTCGCACACGCGGTTGTCGTCGCATTCCTCCAGCGGCAGGCCCTTGAGCATGCCGTGGTCACGCTCGCAGGTGCCGCACCAGTCGGCAACGAAGCATTCGCCCTCTGACCCGTTGCTAGGCCGGTAGCGCTTGATTGGGATGGCGCCGCTCACGTCGCCTCCTTCAGCGATGCGGCAACCAGGGCGGCAATATCGTCGTAGCGCACGAACTGCCCGGCGCTGAGATTCAGCACGAGCGATCCCATGTCCAGGCTATAGCGGTTCAGGCCGGTGATGACATAGGGCAGGTTGAAACGCCCCTGCTCGGGCGGTGCTGGCTGTGCTTGGGTGGTCTTGAGGGCGCGGATCGAGTCGGCACCACGAATGCACTCGTCCTGCTCGGCCATATGCCCCACGGCGAAGTGTTGCCCGGCACGTTCAACCATGCAACGGGCCGCTTCTTCCAGCGCCGCATTGCGCGCAGCCGCATTAAATTCACCCACAAGGCGGTCGCGGGCTTTTCGTGCGTCGGTCAGCAAGTCGAGTGGCGCGGCCTCTGGCTGGGAGGCTTGGTGAGCGGCGAGCGACATGGCGACGTTCGTTAATGCTTCGTGATCGGTCTTGCCTTCGCCCTTGTAGGACATGCCGGTCGAGTCTGTCAGAAGCCAGAACGTATGCGCCTCACCATTTAGCCGGTAGTCGTTGTGCACGGCGACGGTCAGGCCCATGCCGCGCAACTCGACAAGCAGCGCAGTTGCATCGCTCGGCGTAGCTGGGGCGGCAGCAGGGCCATTGACCTCGCTGGCGATGGCGTTGACCTCTTTGGCGATGTCCAATGCCTCTCGCTGGAATTTCACCAAGCCGCGCAGCCTGGCGATTTCCACGTTCTTCGGCGCTACTTGAGCGGCAGTGTGGGCGTTGATGTGGGCAACGACATCATCGTGTCGTTCCTTGCGGCAGAAATCTGCTGCCATACGCATCAGAAGATTGCGAAACTCCGGTGTATCCACGCTCCCCACACTCGCTGCCACATCTATGGGTGCAGCCGGGGTGGCGTAGACGGGAATATACTTGGCGCTGCCTTCGTAGCCCATGGACCGACTCACATCCTTGATGGTTTTCAGTTCGGCTTCATCGCGGGCGAAATTTTGTGTCTGCACGCCGTCGATAAATTGGACGTAGCCATATGGCTTCGCCGCTTCCGTCTTGCTATTGGCGAGGGTGCTGACGTGGGCGGCGAGCAGGTCGGCCTGATCTTTTGCAATCTCTTTCCAGTAATTAAGCTCATCGGGGATCGCCTCTGCTGCCAGTACAGGGGCGGTGGGGGTGGCTAAAAGCTTGATAAGTTCAGCAAATGCCTCGTTGCGCAAAACAACATCGTTCTCCCCCATCCAATGGCGTACTTTGCCTTCCACATCACCCGTCTCCTTGCTGGCGAGGGCGATGGCAGAGAGGGCGTAGCCTTGAAGTTGTTCGTCGCTATGGCCGATAAATTCTTCAACACCATTGTTCAGGTACTTGACGACATCTTTCTTAGGCAGCGGTGGCAATACTGGATTGGTGATGTTCATTGGGTGTTCCTTTGGGCTGATTTCAAGTCTGCAAGTTCGGCTTTCACAAGCGCCAGTTCCGCCTCGGTCGATTTCCACTTGGAGATAAATTCGCGGGTGGTCAGCACCATCGCGTCGATGTGGTGGCGCTTGTCGCGGATCATGCCGTCGTAGGCGCACAGTTCGCGCTGCCAAGCGTTGGCGTACATATCAGCATCGCGGTTCGCCGCTATCACCAACTTCTTCTGGCGCTCGATTTCCTGCCGCAGCAAGCTCATGTCTGCCATTGCCGCCTGCTCGACCCTCTCGAAGGCGCTCATGGCTGCCCTTTCCTTGCCAGCGCGGCGCGAAGGTCGGCGATTTCGGCCTGCATTTCCTCGATCTGATATGCAGGCTGTAACCACTTGAAATCCAATTCCGGCAACTGTTTTCTTACGCGCTCCTGCCATGTCGGCACATCGGCTTGCTCGGTAGCGGGGTAGGTGTAGAGTGGAACTGACGTTACAGGGAATGTCTTGCTGTAGTCGCGCCCTGGGATGCCGAAGGGTTTCTGCTTGCTGAATGTCAGGGCTAAGCGCGGCTCGTTGCCCTTGATGCCCTCCGTGTTGTCCATTGTATGCAGCCACGCCACCGCCTCCGATACTTGGGCTGCTGGCCTGGCGTTCCAGGCGGCTTGGAAGCCCTTCTGGAATGCGATGCGGTCTGCCTTGGCGCGCTCAAGGATGGACGTGTGCGGACTATCCGGCGTCGGGTAGGCTTCGTCCATTGCGGCGCGCATTGCGGTCAGGTCGGTCATGGGGATTCCTTTGGTGCAAATGGGTGGTACTTCTTTACAGCCTCTTTGCGAGCGGCAATCGCGTCGTTAATGTCGTCAAACGTACCAACCTGGATCTGCTTCATGCGAACCGCAATTCGGGCCACCCATTTCCTACTTTTCTTACTCCAAATAACCCCAACATGACCCGACCAGTACGGCCCGTTAAGCCGACGATTTTGCATATTTTCCGAGGCGTCAGCTTCCCGTAAATTCTCAATTCGATTGTCATTCCTCACATGATTTATGTGGTCAAGCGAAGTTTTTGGATAAGTCCCATATACATGCAGCCAAATCAGACGATGCGCTAAATGATCCCCGCCCAGAATCACGATTTTTATGTACCCATGGCTGGTAATTGAACCTGCCAAACTGCCCTTCTTTACTCTTCCATGACCATCGCGATAGCGCAGCCCGCCCGCCACAGCGTCATAATCGAAAATTGATCTAACTTCATCGCAGGTGAGAATAACTTTAGCCATTGCCACCGTCCTCTGCTGGTGATGGTGGGGCGGTGTAAAGTGTGCGATGCTCGATGCCGAGTGCAGCCCATGCTGCCAGTTCGCTTTCCTTGCAATCGGACCAGTTCTTGACGCCGTTTTCAGTCTCGTTCAAGAATTGATGAACAGGCACGCCTTTCGCTGCTTCGTCGGCGTGCGGCTGGGGAGTGGCAGCGAGTGCTTTTGACACGATATGATCGCGCTGATTCTTGCGAGGATGTCGGGCGCAATCCATCAACGCCGCTTCCAGCACCGCCACGCGCTCGGCCAATTGAGCGCGGTCGGCAATGGTAGATTCCGCCATGGTCTTGAGTAGATCCTTGTGAATCGTGTCAGCCTCGGCAAGCGCCTGACGCCATTTCGCGTCGCCGTGTGCGCGCATCTGCTCGGCACTGTAGTAGTCGTAGCAGCCCTTTACGTACGCGGGCGGTGGCAGTTCCTCGTAGCACTCTGCTACTGGCTGGGCGGGGAGAGAGGTCAGCGCATCATTAATCGCAGCATTCGCCGCATCCACCAGGCACAGCGGATACTCGCCCGCAGGAAGGTCCGCAGCAAGCGCGCCAAGCGACAGATCGAAGACCTTCACGCCAGCGGTCTCGATGACCTTGAGCATTGCCATGTATTCGTTAGCCATTTGCTGCCTCATATAAAGTGATGTCCTTGATATCGATGCACTGCGGATTGCCGGTCAGGTAAGCTTCGGTCTCGACGCGGCCACCAGCGAGGCGCGAGGTGATTACCTGGATGTATCCGACTTTGCCATCCCAAATCACCGGATGGGCAGAATGAAGGCACTTATGCAGCACTGCCGCGTGCTTGTAGGTCTCGGGGTCGAGTGGGGCGTATTCGATGGTCATGCCTTCGCCCCGTCGGCCATCGCAATCCGATACTCGGCCTTGAAAGCATCGCGCTCGGACTGTGGGCGACCGCGCCATTCGGCGTCGCCTTTGACGCGCGCATCGAAGCGCCAGTAAGCGAACTCTGCGGGATCGTCGTCAGGCGGTGATGTCGCTGGCGACGGCGGGCGCGGAAGCACTACCTGGCCGGCGTCGAGAGCGTGACGAATGGCGGCGTTGGCGATACGCTTGAATGCAATAATCTCCTGCTTAGCGCTGACCGACCCACCGGCGTAATACGCAGAGCACAGTTGTCCCACATTCATCGCGGATTCTGGATATGACGGCTTAGGAAGCGGCCAACAGCAACCATCCAAATTGAATGCGCCGGGCGCAACCTTAAACCTATTGCCGGTCTTGTATCCGATCAGCTCGTCGCCCGCGAACACTGGCTTGCCCTCGCAGAAGCCGAGGGGGAGCATGACGAGGTCCTTTGCTTGCGGATCGTCTGTTCTGGCAGTGTAATTTCCAACAGTCGTCCAGAGTTCGACGCTATCTTCCGAACCCGAGATGCCAACGAGAGGATAATCATCATTTTTGCAATCCCACTTAAGAACGGTTGCCTCTTGACCACTGCGGCAGCAATACGGCGCCCCAGCCTTGGCAGCGGCAAGATCGAAAGGGCGGGTGTGTTCTGGTTTCATGGCGGTCCTTGGTCAGTAATTCGGCCGTTCAACAAACTTCACTTCGTTCTGCGCGCCCCATGCCGCCACGTACTCAATCAGGCTGGCCATGCGGCGGATTGACATCGCAGCAGAGCTCTCTCTTAAATTCACGAATTCGCCGGTAAGCCCCGCTACCACGTCCGCACCTTCGCCGGTTTCAATCGAATGGGCGGATATGAGTAAAATTTTCCACTGCCCGAGAGTTAGTGTCCTCGTCCCATGCTTCATCTGTTTGGCTATGTCGCCGCACATGCTGTGAAATTTCGCGTTCTGCACAAGCAGACGATCTGGCGGTCCGACCCGTACATGGTCGCCAACCTCAAGCAAATCGATCTGCTGCTTGATGTACAGGCGGTTGCTTGGGCTGACGATCAGGAGGCGCTTTTGCGTCAAGGTGGCGCTCCCCATGCTGGACAGTTCGCGCCATCGGTCGGCTGTACCCATATGCGCGATACCATCACCGTGCAGGCGCTTGGAACGTCGGTTACTGTTGGTTCCGCGCGGCAGCGCGCGGTTGTGTCGCGCCTGAATCTTCCAGTCGGAGTTAGACCCCAATCGCTCGCATGCTTGCAAGTGCCGCAGCATCGGTCAGCCATCACGCCACCGCCAGCGTTTCAAAGTCCGCTTCGAGCAACCAGGCAAGCGCGGTGTTGCGATCCACAGCAAGCCCATTGGCGATGACCATGACCAGCGTTTCGGCATCGGGAGCGGACTGGCCGTCATCACCGGTATCGAGGAAAAAGAGTTCGCCGTTTGCTTCCGGCTCTGGCGGGGCTTCGGCGGCAACTCGCGCCGCCTCATCAAACGCCGCATTCATCACCAATGCAACCGGGTGATCGATTTCGCGCAGCGCAGCGGCTTGTTGAGTGGCGATGGCTTCGGCCTTCTCGGCTTCCAGCTTCGCGCGCTCATCCGCAATCTGCTTCGCCTGCTTCTCAAGCTGGCGCTTCGTATCAGCGGCTACGCGGTCACGCTCGACCTGTTCAGCCTTGGCGCGGCGCTCGGCTTCTTCTGCAACCTCCGCAAGGCGCGCTTGCTCTTTCTGGATAGCGAGGCGCTCGGCTGCGGCTGCGGCGTCCTGTGCGGCCTTTGCGACGGCTAGCTCGGCCTGTTGACGGGCAAGCTCCTTGCGCTCTGCGGCGATGCGATCCTGTTCGGCGGCGACAGCGGCAAGCCGGGCGGCTTCGGCCTTCTCGGCAGCGTCGGCGGCACCGAACAATTCTTCCAGCCGCAGCGCGGTTTCGCAAACGGCTTTGCGCGCATCGTCGGTGAAGTCCGCAAAGGTCTCGGCTTCTACCTCCGTGCTGGCCAGCGTTTCGAGTAGCACCTTGATGGTTGCGGATGAGTTGCCAGTGGCGGCTAGGGCGAGGTCGCGGATGGCTTGTATTTTGGCCTGCAAGCCTTCGATGCGGGCGCGCTCGGCAGCCACCTTGACAAGCCGCTCGGTCTCTTTGCGGCCTTCCTCGGCCTTGATATCGGCGTCGAATAGTAGTTCCAGCGGCGTGATCAGTTCCTCCACGCCGTCGAAGCCAGATTCCAGCAGTTTTCCAATCTTGGTGATCGGCTCCTTGCGGGCCTTGCGCTCCTTGTCGGCATCGACGCGCAGATCGCGGAACAGGGCGCGGGCCTTGATGGCGACTTGCATGCCTGCCGTGGTCTTGATGTCGTAGTCGATGGCGCGCACGCTGTCGATGGCCGATGCAAGCTTGGCCTTGAACGGCTGGTAGACCTCGGCGGCGTACTTCTCGGGCGACAGCGTGACAACGGCTATCGCATCGACTGCGCTTTGTGTGATGGCTTGCAGCTCGGTTTTGGTCTCGGCGTTCATGCGGCCTCTCGATGTTCTAGTTTGATTTGGGCTACCAGGTCCATTAGGTAGTTGTGAGCAACGGCGCACTTGGCGTCAAGTTTTTGCTCTAACGCTGGGTCGCGCTTGTAAGTGATGCTGGTAATGCGTAGCGCCGGGTCGATGTGGCTGACTTCATGCAGTTCGGGTTGCTCCCACTTGCGCAGATCGTCCGGTGTGTCGAGCATGATGAAAGCCACTTCATGCTCGTGAACGTCTGGCCAGAGCTTCATATAGCTGACGCCCTGCCACATATAGAGCGGATCGTGCGCCTCGGAACTCAGGGCCGGGAACGTTGACAAGTCCCATGCGACCTTGGTATCGATGGTCTTGACGCCTGGTTCGTAGATATCGCACTCGCCGGTCAAGTATTGGCTCACGCGCCGCTCAGTGTTCTTTGCGTAGCTCTTGAATCGCATCTTGTTGATAAAGGCGATTGCCTCATCTTCAAGCAGCAGACCCTTGTCCATAAACTTGGTCGTTACCACCTTGTGATAGCCAAACACAAACTCCTTGGCGAGGCCCATCAAATAGGACTTCGCGCCGGCCGACAGGGATAACTCTTTGTACGGGAGAAGGCGTTCAGTGTCGGCGGCAGACTTGCGCGACTTGCTTGCGATATCTCGCAGATCGGGCGGCAGAATGGCGAGATCGACCGATTGTGCGTCGCTCATCAGAAGGCCGACGCTGGATGGATGGAAGCGAATCATTTTGCCTTCGAGTCCATATCAGCAAGGACAACCAGTTGATCGGTGGTCAGGGCGTAGTAGTCACGCATTTCCTTCGTGGTGTAGTCGCCAGCGGCAATAGAGGCAACCGCCTGATCGAAGCGCTTGCTGTTGAGCGGCTCCTTGACTGGTGGCGCTTGCGGAGTGTCGCGCACTTGGCCATGCCCAGCGCCGTCATCGTCCGGCATATCACTGGTCGCGAGGCCGCAGGCGCCCAAGAGGCTGTAGCGCTGGAGGTAGGTGATCGCGGAGGAAATCTGCTGAATGCCGTTCTTCTTTCCGGAGTTGTCCGGTGGCGCTTCCAAAGACGTGGACTTGCTATGGCCCAACTTGTGCGTAAGCGTACAGGTGACAACGATCATGCCGCTCTCAGGCTGCTTCGTGTCCCAGTCGTGACTGATGCCGTTCGCCGCAAGCAGGCCAATCACAGCCTCGCAGATGCCGCCGAGTGTGGCGTGGTTATAGCTCGTACCGGAGAACGAAACATTTTTCTCCTTGTAGATTGTCGGCGCGGTCTTTTTGAACTCGGCCATAGCCTCAACGAAAGCCATGCGTGCCTTGTTGGCCTCGTGGCGCTCTTGCAGTTCCATAAGCTTTTCCAGGCGGTCCAAATCCGCGCCGCTATCCAACGCATAGCGAAGTAGATCAGCGGGGCCGACAGATTGGCTTGGGGCACCAAGCGGCGTTTCGGCGCGAACCACCATTTGACCGTTTTCGATTACTTCACTCATTGTCATTCCTATAGTTTGAAATACTTGATTGCCAGGTACAGCGCGTTCTTGCGCTCGAACCCGTATCCGCGCCAGCGCCGGTATTGGGTGATCAGCTTCATTTCTTAATCTCGTCGTACGCGGTCATCTGGCGGCCACGGCGGTCAAGGTCGGCGTACTTGTCAACCTTCTTGGCGATCTGGTCGCGCAACTTTTCTTCGTCGCGCTGGTCCTGGTGCTGCGCGCCGCCGAGGCAGGCAATCACGACGAAGGCTCCGAGCAGGCCAAGAGCGAAGCCGAGCAGGCTAGGCAGGGCTTCTTCTTCGCGGCGGGTCATGGCGCGCTCCGTGGCTTTCTCGCGAGGCCGCGCCACATGAATTCGTACTTGCTAAGTTGTTCGGTTGCGGTTGCGTCTACCTTGTCGGGCGCACTGCCGCAGCAGATTGTCCAATTCACGCCATTAAAGTAGTAGAAAGGGAATGGCAAAATCCTCCCGTTCAGCGCACGGCGCTCATAGATTCCGACGCGGTTCGGCTTTACGTCAGGTGGAAACCACGGCGTCAATTTCGCGCTCATACCACCACCCCCAACAAGCCATCAAGCAGGCCGCACGCCAGCACGATCAAAAGAAGGATCGCGATTGCGTGGCGATTCTCGCGGCTGGTAGTTACTTGCTGATCCATGTTGCCTCCTGTTGGTTGAAGTGGTAAATCGGGCTACCTTCATCGCTACGTACGGCTAGGGATCTCTGAAGTTAATCTTCGCCCTGAGCCTTAACGGGGTCGGGTACTATCCGCCCAAATCCAGTCATGCGACCACCACAAGAGAGAACCCGGAGACTGGCTCAACTGGCCGGGGCGCTTCGCTGATTTGCCCGGACTCTCTCTTGTAGCCACCCCTTACGAGGGTGAGGCGAACTACTCACATGCCATGCTGCTCTGCGAGGCGCGCGAGGCGGCGATGCTCCATGTGCGCCAGATGGGCCTTGTGCGCTTCCAGTCGTTCAGTGGTTGCCATGCGCGTTGCGCGGGAGGCGGCGAGGCCTGCGCCATACGGCGTGAAGTTGCTCGACGCTACGCCCTTGATGCCAGTGCTGAAAGCGTGACCGGTTTCACTGCGGGCCTGACGCTGCTTAGCGCGCGACGATGCGCCGCTACCGCCTGCCTTCACGTCCTTGTTGATATCTTTCAACGCCAGATTGGCGATGTTGCGGCGGGCCTTGTAATCGCTGAAGCTCTCGTTCTCGTTGCGCTGCATGTGCTACTCCGGTTGGTTAAGTGGTTCCGCGCTCGCCCATCGGGCCGACTGCGCGGAGAGTCGGGGCTACCGCCCAAAGGGTCTGATTTCCTGACCTGACCAAGGCAAGCGCCACAGATGAAAGTGGATGGCGGCGCGCACTCCTACTGCCGCTACCGCCTCATGGGCGGCTTGCGTGGTGCTGTGGTGGCGCTGTTAGATCGCGCAGTAGACCAGCGCGCCCGCATCGACATACGATTTGATGGTGCGTTGCATTTCCAATTCGGGGACGCGAAATCCGACCAATCCAAGCATGTCGCCGTTAGGCAGATAGTTCGTGCCTCGAAACTGCTCGATAACGTACCCGCCGTTTGGCCAGCACACTAAGCGTTGACCGTTGCGCCCGAAATGCCCTTGCGTTATGTCCATGATCGGTATTCCTTTCGGTAGTCGCGCCGCCAGCGGCGGCGCTGTTAGTTAAGCCGCCAGCCCGTCGCAATCGAAGCGCGCAATCTGGTAGTTGATCTGGCTCTCGCGCCGCGCCGTCGCAATCGAGCGATCGGCAAACTCGTTCATCGCGTCGTAAGCCTTGCCAGGAATCAGCGCGCCGATGCTGCGCTTGTCGCCGCACAGGGCCACGTCTTGAACATCCGCCTCGCCGTCGAAGTCGCCGTACAGGTCAACCACGATATCCATGTACTTGTAGCCAGAGGCGAGCAGCTTGTAGGTCGAGTTGATGTTCATGGTGTTCTCGGTGTGTTTGTTGAGGCGATGAGTAATTATCGGTGTTCCAATATTCAATGTCAATAGGGATACCGATATTTCTTCGATATTTCTGATAAAATGAGTCCGTTGCTATGAATTAGTGGTCACGCTGGGAGTTGCGGATGAAAGTGCGGAATTACCTAGAGGCAAAGTACGGAGTCGGAAATGCAACGACGTTGCTCTATTGCGAGGCGAAGGCGTTTGGCATTCAGTACCCACCGGCGAGCGGCTGGCTCCGCCTGCACGGAGACATCGAGATTGATTCAGGGATGGCAAGGCGGCTGCGAGCGGCTTTGGAAAAGAGCGACAAACCATCGGCAAAGGATGGTCTTCGGGTGTTGGATATTGCGTGGCTGGAGCTTAAATCTTCGCCCGACGCCACAGGCGATCTATTTCTTCAGTCAAAAGCCTGGAAGCGGCTGCGCATTCAGGCGCTCAACAAGTATGGCCGGAAGTGCCAATGTTGCGGCGCTAGTCCGTCCACCGGGGCCGTGCTGAACGTGGATCATGTCCTACCGCGCCGCCTGTTCCCGGCTTTAGCCTTGCATCTGGATAATCTGCAGGTGCTATGCGGTGATTGCAACGAGGGTAAGGGAAATTGGGATATGACCGATTCCCGGCCTGGCGCACGATTGCAGCCCGTTCGAGCGGTGCGAGCAATGCGCGCCCGCCTTACTGGCGGCGGGATGGGGCGCGCCAACTAAGTCCGATCTAGCAGTAGCCGAAGCATTCCCTTGATCTCGTCGGCCAGCCGCCTCATTTCTTCCATGTGTTCCGTTTGTAGTCTTGCAAGTATCTCAGCGTTCAGCGACCGACCGTTGTGTTCTGCCGACGCTCTAAGTTGATCCCGTAGCTCGCTCGGCAATCGGAGTGCCGTCTGTACATAATCTACCTGTTTCGCTTTTTGTTTGGGCGGTTTCGTCATCGCCCGATTTTTTCACGGGCCACCGTGCCAAAGTGTGAACTGTTTCCATTATGGAAGCGGCAATGTGAGAATTCGTTACTTTTCAGTGGGTAAATTAGGCATAAAAGATACCTTTATTCTAATTGTAGGATCATTCCTACGGTGGTACATTAGCTAGTGAATAATTTTACGGACGTACACTTATATGAATGTTGAGCAACAGTTGTTGAAGTCGTTTTATGCGTCTGATGGCAGGGGAAGGTTGGCAATACTGGAATACGCCGCCAGCATGGCCGAGGACTGGCCTGATCTCGGTCTAGGTCTAGGGCAGATCATCGCCGACCCGGCTTGCCTCCCTGGTAGCGAGCTTGATAATCTCGAACCGCCCCCTATCGTCGGTCCGTCGAAATAGATCAAGAAGTCCAGCCTCATCCTCGTACGCAAGAATCATTCGAGCCTGCCGCCCAGAAAATGCCGCAGCATCGTTTGTGGCTCGCGGTAGCCCCTTCCCGGTCTCAAGCCAAAGCGCATTGACGCCGCATGCAGCAGCGATTGACGCAATCAGCGTAGTCGCGTGAGACACCCCGGTCTCCAACTCCGACAGTGAGCCTTGAGCCATCCCGACCCTCTTAGCTAGTTGCTTCTGAGTCAGCTTCGCAGCCTTGCGAGCCTCTCTTATTCTTGTTCCTATAGACATAACGATATTATCCGTTGCAATTAAATTGGTATTCCGATTGACAGCAAATATCGGAGTGCCTATAATTTGACTCATGAACATTCCTTTCACTATCTCAGGCTTGCGAAAAGCCGGTCTTACCCAAGCGCAAATCGGTGATGCGGTCGGCCTGAAGCAGTCGAGCATCAGCGAGATGGAGGCTGGTAAGTGCGGCGTCACACGCCCAACGCACGGCCTCGTAACTGGCCTGGCATCACTGGCGAAAAAATACCTGATCGCCACCGAGCCACCGCCTTGACACCTCTCAATCAACCCGCAACACGTTCCAACTTTCCCCCACAGGAGCTAAAAGTGAAACCAGCAACCCGAACCATCGTAGTTAAAAGCTTGCTCAACCCTGACGAATTTCTCGATTTTGAGCGGGCCTGCGCAACCAGTGATGTGCCACAAAGCCGCATCCTCCGCGACCTCGCCACCAGTTGGTCGCGATGGATGAATCGTACAACCAGATCGCGGCGACGAGAAAGGCCCGGCGCTGGCCAACACATGGCCATGTTTCCGAGCCGTCGCGGCGGCGCGCCAACCCCTCCAATGCGGCTTTGATCGCGTAGGGAAGGGCGCCTAACCAACATAGGGAGGCCATTTGAGTTTGAAAGAGAACGCGCTTCAGAGGTTGGTCGAGTATCGCGCTGCACACCTGGTTGTAAAAACTGCGCCCGAGGGAAAGAAATCTCAGGCGATCAGGCAGCGCGAGAAAGCCCATAGCGATTTGCTGCTAGCGGCAGAACTCTACGAAAAGCACGTCAAGCCTGATCGCTGAAAGGAAGCATGGACACCAACATACGACTTCGCCAGCCGCACGAGCTGGCCAACCAAAACGAAGGGGATGAAGATGACACAGTACAACCCGAATCAACTGCTGGACACGATGCTCGACAATCTGTGCTTGAAGAATGATGCGGCGCTGTCGCGTGCGCTGGATGTGGCGCCACCTGTTATCTCGAAGGTAAGGCACCACCGCTTGCCGGTCGGCGCATCGATGCTGATCCGTATGCACGAAGTGACCGACATCCCGATCCGCGACCTCCGCGCCTTGATGGGCGACGTTGCACCGAAATTCCGCGCCGCTGCACTCGGCTGACAAAACAAAAGGCCGGATGTCAGATATCCGGCCTTCACAAAACGAGGAACACATGAACCGCATTGTATCCGATTTTAGCCAGTCCGCGCCGCACGTCCGTGCGCCATCTCACACTTCGGCGTTTTCGTCCGAGGCAATCGCTGATGGCCTGCTGGCCGACATGCAAGCACTGATCGCAGATCGCACCGCTCGCCAGCGCTACTACCGGGATCACCAGTTCTGCATAGCGGAAGCTGCGGGCGAAGTTGTGGCGAGGGAGGTATAAAAATGCTCGCTCCAATCAATGTCAAAGATATGAAGGTGAGGCTGTCTTATGACGGCGAGACTGGGATATTCACTTACAAAAATGGGAGAAAATCGGGCCAACGCGCTGGCTGTTTGAACGGGCAAGGTTATCGCCGTTTGTGTATTCGATCAACATATATTGCCGAGCATCGGGCGGCATGGGCGATGCACTATGGTTCCTTTCCAGGCGAAATTCTTGATCACATTAACGGGATCAAGAGTGACAACAGAATTTGCAACCTGCGCTTAGCAACGCCATCTCAAAATGTCGCCAACCGTGGGCTGAAATCCAACAACACGAGTGGGCTAAAGGGGATAACTAAGCTGCCGCATGGTCGCTGGCAGGCGCAAATTCGAATAGACGGAAAATCAAAGTACCTAGGCTCCTTTGATACCAAGGAAGACGCTGCGGCAGCATACGCAGTGGTGGCTGGGCGTGCCTTTGGTGAGTTCCACAATTCAGGGATTGCATCATGACCAAGCCACTCCAATCCATCCACGCCACCCGCGTCCCAAGCAATCACACCGCATCATATCGCGCCTCCGAGCACATCTACGAGCGCGGCCCGACCCTCGCCGCTGACCTGTTCGCCGCTGGCTATTTCGGCGCGAAGAAATTCAATCGCAACGCCACGCTTGAACGCGCCATCGCAAGCGGCTGGTTGATCGAGTGCGACGACAAGATCGACATCAGCCCGTTCGCCCGAAAGCACTTCGACCAGATCGAGCGGCCCGAGACGCCAAAGCAGAAGGGTGAGATCGCAGCCAAGCGCGAGTACAACGCCTACTTGCAGCCGCCGCTGTCGAAGCGATATCTCACGAGCTCGCGCGGAACCCGTGACGATGCGCCTACCTGGTCGCATCGCGGCTCCGATCATCACTTCTTTACGCAGGCGTGACTATGGATACGTTCAAGGTTGGCGAGGTGGCTGTTACGCAAAACTCCGAAACAGGCACCCTTAGTAATGGAAGTGAAGTTCTGATTATCGGCGGGCTCAATAACTATCAACTAGTGAAGCACGGGGATATTGTTGTTTTCGGCTACGAAGTGCAGTCAAGCGACGGCGCATTCTGGCTCGCTAAGCCAAATCAACTCCGCAAGATACGCCCGCCCGCGACCGGTCTCGAATCCATTCTGGCACTTTTTAAGCCAATGCCGCAGCGCGAAGGGGTGGCGGCATGAGTGCCATCGAAATCGAAGAATTAAAGGCGCTCGCACTCGCGGCATCGCCAGGACCGTGGGGAACCGCGTTTGATCGCTACATCATTCCCGCCTCGCACCTAGGGCGAAGAATCGGCGGCAGCACAAATCCACATGATGATTTCGAGAACTTTGCTCATGTGATTGCAGAGGCGCGTTGCAAGTACCTCCCGATCCGCGCCAATGCGACGTACATCGCCGCCGCCAACCCTGCTGTAGTCCTTGTGCTGCTGGCCGATCTCGCCGCCGCCCGCGCGTTACTGGCCGACATTGCGGATAACGAGACCAGGCATCAGGACGCTTTCGATGCTGGGGAAGATGACTGCCCACCAGCGGGCTTTGCTGAACGCATCCGCGCACTGCTGAAAGATGGTGCGTGATGGAATTCAACGCCCGAGAACTGAGGATGTACGAGGCACTGAAGCGCATCGCCTCGTACGACAGCGTGGAGCGCATCAAACGCGATGCAGGGAAGCGTTACGGCCTGCTTAACGATGAAGCTGTTGAAATGGCTTACGAGAACGTCATAGCCGAGGCTACAGCCGCTACACGCGGCATGCATGGCCCGAAGGCGAAAAAACCATGACCCGCCACCTCCTAGCACTCCTCGTCTCGCTCATGGGCATTCCGCTGATGCACTTGCTCGGCCCGCTCGGCGTGTTCCTGGTAGGAGCGGCCACCATTCTTGTTGCCAGCCTCTACGCCGCAAAACTCTGCTGGACTTGCCCACTCTGGAAGGAGAATCAGAAATGACTCATATCCGCGTTCATATGTATGACACCGGAGAGGCGCGGCTAATCGGCATTGCGCAGATTTGGACCGTAATGCCAGCCACGTTCCCATCCGCGAAGTCTGTCGTTGCTATTGGCGCGTCGCTTAGCTGGTTCGTGCGCGAAACCGTGGAGGAAATTGAAGCGCTTCTACTGGCCGCAGCGGAGCCGCATTGGTCCAAAGCTTTTGTCAACGGCGCTGTGGCGATTACTGCATGAGCGCCCCGACCGCAATCGCTGCCCATATGGCCGAACTGCGCACAGAGAACGAAGCACTTCGGCGCGCAAACATTGACCTGAGCAACGAGCTCGCGCGGCGCATGTCGCAGATCACCACGCTGAACCGCGAGATTGCCGTGATGCGCGCAATGCAAGTCGTGGTCGATGCGCGAGCAATGGTGCAATGCAACCGCTTGTGAGGCCGTATGCCCAACTTCACTACACCCGAGGCAATCGAAATGATGAACAAGATTGAAGCGATTATCCGCGAACGATGCGGCGCGAACAGTTACCAGCTTGGCGAGGCGCTATTTCGCTCGCCGGCTACCGTCTGCGGCTACTTAAACGAAATGTGGAAACAGGGCCGCATCACGATGCAGATCGTCGCCACGAACAAAGCCCCGGCGTTTTGGGTGGCTGGGTCTGATCCGAGCGCGCGTAGGAAACCGAATACCTCGGTGGAATGCCAAGTCACGGTAAAGACCTGGCCGCCGCATCACAAGCGCGGCGTGCTCGAATGCCTGTGGTGGGGTGTGCCGGCCGCAATGGTGGTGAATCAATGAATGGCGCGGGTACGACTAGCCACAAGCTGACCCCGCACACGGTCAACATCGGCATGACGACGAAGATGCGCCAGTGCGTGGCTTGTCGCATCCGAAGGTCGATAACTCAATTCGCAGGCGATTGCCCGAAGTGCATTCGTTGCCAAAGGCGTGGCGCATGAAAAGGTCAGGGTTCAACGCCCGAACTAGCGGCCTAAAACCCGCCTCGTTCAAGCGCAGCGAGCGCAAGGAAGCGACCGCCGTCAAGCGCATGAAGACTTCGCGCCCGAAGATGACGCCGATACGCAAGAGCGCCAAGGACGAGGATTGCACGCTGCACTTCCCATGTTGCAATTTCGATCCGGCGACGACCGTGTGGGCGCACTCGAACAGCCACCTAGACGGCAAGGGCGCGGGCATCAAGGCGCGCGACGAAGAGGGCTGCTACGCCTGTAGTGCATGTCACTCGTGGCTCGATGGCGGCTACGCGGGCCACATGGAGCGCAGCCTGGTTGACAGCTATTTCAACAATGCCAGGCGAGTTAGCCAAGGCATCTTGCGCGCAAAGGGGCTAATCGAATGATCAAGTACCGCCTTACCCAATGCGCAGCCGCCCCAATCGAGCCCGTTGAAGTCATCAGCGAGACCGCAACGGCTTACCTGATCCGAGAACAGTGCAAAGGTGCCGCCCGCATCCGCAACGAGCGCAAGAAGTCGTTGATGCACAGCTACCACGAGTCGTGGCCCGCAGCGCACGCCGCCCTGGTTGAGTCGGCGGAACGCAAGGTAAGCACTGCAAACAAGGTGCTTGCCGAAACCAAAGAGCGCCTTGCAATCGTCAAGGCCATGAAACAACCGGCTGCAAAGCCATAACAAGGGGAATGCAATGACAAGTACAGGAGCGGTATCGCTAAAGGTAATGGCGGAGAAGAAGGAGGCGGGTGTATCGAAGACGACGAACTTCGCAGTCGATCCGCGCATCATGGAAGTGGAGGAAGGGTTTAACGGACGCCCGATTGATCCGGCACACGTGCGCGCAATTGCGGACTCGCTGATTGGCGGGGCCACGCTGCCGCCGCTCGAAGTGCGCGTCGAGAACGGTCGCGTGATCGTGGTTGATGGACATCACCGCCGTGAGGGCGCTTTGCTGGCGATCAGCGAAGGCGCTGAAATCGTCGCACTCGACTGCCGCCAATTCCGGGGCAATGACGCCGACCGCGTGATGCTAATGATCACCAGCCAGCAGGGCTTGCCAATGACGCCGCTGCAATTGGGCGTCCAGTACCGCAAGATGCTCGGCTTCGGCTGGACCGCATCACAGATCGCCAAGCGCTGCGGCAAATCCGCGAACCACGTCAACGACATGATCGCGCTGGCCGAATCGAACAGCGATGTTCAAGGCATGGTCACACGCGGCGAAGTCTCCGCAACTACCGCGCTGAAGGTCGTCAAAGCCAAGGGCCAGGATGCAGGCAAGGCGCTCGCCGGCCACTTGGAGGCAGCCAAGGCAGCAGGCAAAGCCAAAGTCACGCCACAGGTCGTCGCTGGCTGGCCAAAGCAGGATCGCGTCGCGTCTATCAAGGCGGAAATCGCTGCCGAGGACTTCGTCAAGGCCATTAAGCGCGAGATTGCGACGAGTGGTGAGGAGCGCGTCGAGGATTCCTGTCCGGCTTACGCTGACCTGGTTGCGTATCTGCGCGGGACGGCGAAGCAGTTGGAGGCGGCATGAGCGCACCAATCAGAAAGTACAAAACCAACTTCTCAAGGAATCGAATTGAGCAAGTTGCAGTTGATCGCGAAACAAAAACCTCAGTTTTCATTGGAACTACTCGCTGCGCCAAAGTCGGTTCCTACGCCGCATATCACGATTCCTGGGATGAGGCGCACGCGTTCCTAATGTCGAGTGCCGAAAGTGAAGTTGGACAGGCTCGCCTACGCCTGGAAACAGCAAACGGCAAACTCGGCAACATCAAAGGCATGAAAGCACCTCAAGGAGATACGGCATGAGCAACATCACCACCTTTCAACAGCGCGTCCAAGAGCGCATCGCTGAAACCATTGCAGACCTCGTGCCGGAAGAGGACCTCGCCAAGATGGTTGCGGAACAGGTCGCGCACTTTCAGCGCCACACGCTGCCGGAACTGATCAAGACCGAGATCACGAAGCAAATGGCTGAGGCGATCAAAGTGGAATTCAGCAAGCCTGAGTACAGGCCCGTCTACAACCAATTCACTGGGAGCGGCGCGAGCGAGGCCGTCACCAAACTCATCACCGAAAACGCCGGGGCAATTCTTCACAACATGCTGGGCGGCGCGATTCAGCAAACGGTGTACCAGATGCAGCAAAACCTGCCGCGATATTAAAAGTCGGACCTCGGAAGGTTGCACCCGACCGAGATCCTGTCAAAACCTCAGGGGAAGTTATGAGTAAAGAAATGATAGCAGAGGTGCGGTTATGACTATTGAAAAGGTAGTTATAGGGGGGGGCACGATGTATCGCGCTGATTGCAAGGATGTGCTGCCGCTCATTGGCAAAGTAGACGCCGTAATTTCCGATCCTCCTTATGGCCTTGGAAAGCGCATGCAGGGTGGCACCTGGGGCGCCAAACAAGAATTTAAGGAAATGGTCGTTTGGGACAACGCTCCGCCGACCGTCGATTTCCTGCTCTCGCTGGCGGCGCTGGCCGATACGTGCGTGTTCTGGGGCGGGAACTATTACGGACTGCCACCAACCCGCTGCTGGCTCGTATGGGACAAGCAAAACGCGGTACCAACGATGGCCGACTGTGAATTGGCGTGGACCAGCCTTGACGCTAATACGAAGCGAAAAAGCCATCCAGTAGGCCGAGTCTTGCACGGGCATCCATCAGAGAAACCATTGCCAATCATGGCATGGACGCTCCAAGTAGTGAGGGCGTCCGGTACCGTATTTGACCCGTACATGGGAAGCGGAACTACCGGCGTAGCGGCAATCGAGGCTGGATGCGAATTCATCGGCATTGAGCGCGACCCGAAGTATTTCGACATCGCCTGCAAGCGCATCGAGCAAGCCGTCGCACAGGGCCAGTTATTCGCGCCTGCGCCGCCGAAACAAGTGCAGCTTGATGCGTTTTTGGAGGCCTTATGACCGACAACAGAATCATTGTGGGGGGGGGCTACCATGTTGAACTGTGACTGCATGGACTACCTCAAGACGTGCGCAGATAAGTCATTCGATCTAGCCATAGTTGACCCGCCTTATGGGATCAATATTGGTGACAACAAGGCCGGCATGGGTCGCCGCAAAGGCAATAAGCGCGCCGAGTACAAGATGGGAGATTGGGACTCATCACCGCCCGAGCAGGCCTACTTTGACGAGGTTCGCCGCGTAAGTGTGAACCAGATCGTATGGGGTGCAAATCACTTCATCGATATGCTTCCGCGCCGTTCGCCGTGCTGGATCGTGTGGGACAAGCTGTTCTCGAATGAGGTCAGTTTTGCCGCCGTTGAACTTGCCTGGACATCATTCGGCACGACTGCAAAGAAATTCTCTATGTCGCCGCTGCAGGACTCGCGAATCCACCCAACGCAAAAGCCGGTGAAACTCTACCAATGCCTGCTGGCGACCTACGCTAAGCCGGGCCAACGCATCCTCGACACACACCTCGGTAGCGGCTCAAGCGCCATCGCCGCGAATGAATACGGCTGCGAGTTTGTTGGATGCGAACTGGATGGCCACTACTTCGCGGCGGCCTGTGAGCGCATCGCTGAGGCGTACAGCCAAGTAGCGCTATTCGCGCCAGACATCCCAAAGCAAATCCAACTCGACGCATTCTCGGAGGCTCCATGAGCGCGGTCACTATTCGCATCTACCCGGATTCTTTGGCCGCAATGAACATCGAGCGCGCCGGGGCTAAATACCGTCCGGGAAACGGAACCGAGGGCGAACTATTCATCGAGAGTTGGTGCGGCCAGTGCGAGCGCGACCATGGAATGATGAAAGGCCTGCCGCTCGAAGAGTGTGACGACAACCAAGTCTGCGACATCATCGCGCGAACCTTCGCATTCAGCGTCAACGACCCGAACTATCCAGATGATTGGCAGTACGGCGCTGATGGGCAGCCGCGTTGTCACTCGTTTGTTGAGGCGGGCCACGCCATCCCGATTAAGGATGAATTAACGGTTGATATGTTTTTGGAGGCTCCATGACAACGAAAACCCAATGCCAGCAAGTAGCCGACTATCTGCGCACTGGCGCACCGCTGACGCCACTGGAAGCCCTTAGCCGGTTCGGGTGTAACCGTCTGGCCGCGCGCGTGGACGAGCTTCGCCACAGCGGCATGAATATCATCACAACCATGATCGAGGTCGCCGGCGTCCACGGAAAATCTCGCGTCGCCCAATACACATTGGAGGCGCAATGAACGAATCCGACATCCGTACCAAGCGCCGCATCGAGGCCATCAAAGCGGCCATTGCCGACCGTGGCATGACCGCCAACGAGATTTCCGATGCAATCTACATGAACCGCGTATCGGGCAACCAGTACACGCGCTACCTGCTTGACCAAGGCCGCGTCCACATTATCGACTGGCGCCGCAACGCACACACGCTGGCCGCTGTGTACCTATGGGGCGCTGGCGAGAGCAAGCCACGACCGATCCCGCTAACTCGCGTCGAGGAAAATCGCAACTTCCGTGAGCGCATCAAGAAAGACCCCGTACGGCACGCGCTGTACCTGGCTCGACTGAGGGCGCGGGATCGGGCGAATAAAGCTGCCAAGACGCCACAGGGCTGGGCGTCGGCGCTGTTTGTGGGGATGCGTGTGGAGGCGTCGAATGCGTGACTACGCGAAAGTAGCCCCGCAGTTCTGGACGGGGAAGACCGGCAAAGCCCTCAAGACAGCAGGCCAGGAAGCAACAATCGTCGCTATGTACCTGATGACGAGCCCTCATGCCAACATGATCGGGGTGTATCACTGCCCTGTCGCGTACATAGCCATAGACACCGGCTTGAGCTTGGAAGGGGCTTCCAAGGGGCTTGCAAGCGCCATCGAAGCGGATTTTTGCACCTACGAGGAGGAGAGCGACTACATCTTCGTCCACGAGTTCGCCGCGTACCAGATCGGCGAGGAGATGGAGCGCAAGGACAAGCGCTGCGCCGGGGTCTGGAATGAGTTATCCAAAATCCCACGCAACCAATGTTGGTATGGGTTCGTTGAGCGTTACGGCTCCGTTTTCCACTTGCCAGATGAGGAAGAATTGGCAAGCCCCTTGCAAGGGGCTTCTAAGCCCCTACGAAGCCAGAAACAGAAACAAGAACAGAAACAAGAACAGAAACAAGAACAGAAACAAGAACAGAAACAGGAGCAAGAGCAGGAACAGAATAAATTGTCTGATTCCGATTCGATCTTCGCGGATGCGTGGGCTGCGTACCCAAAGCGCCCCGGTTCCAGTAAGGCCGATTCCCTGAAGGCTTGGAATGCCCGCATCAAGGACGGAATCGACCCGCTGCTAATCCTCGATGGCGTCACCCGCTACGCCGCGTACGTGGCGCACAACGGGACGGAATCGAAATTCATCAAGCAGCCGGCAACCTTCTTCGGGCCAGGGAATCACTTTGAAAGCGATTGGACGATTCCTGATCGAGCAGGGGGCGGGATGCTTGGTAAGGCTGGCCAAGCCACGGCGGCGGCGGCTAAGCGCTGGCTACAGGAGGGCGGCGATGCTACCTAACGACAAGAAGCGCTTTGTCACGCTGCTGACCGGTATCGCGGACTACTACGCCAAAGAAATATCAATCGGCGTCATCGGTCTGTACTGGGAAGGCCTGCGCCAGTACGACATCGAGGCGGTTGAGAAAGCGCTTTGGCAGCACACACAGAACCCGGACAGCGGGCAGTGGATGCCGAAGATCGCGGATGTGACCAAGATGCTCATCGGGCGCACCGCAGACCAAGCCGCGATTGCCTGGACAAAGGTTGACACCGCCGTGCGCCGCGTCGGCAGCTACGCCGATGTGGTTTTTGATGACTCGATCATCCATCGCGTTTTGGTCGATATGGGCGGCTGGCTGTCGCTGGCGATGAAGACCGAGGACGAATGGCCGTTCATTGCCCGCGACTTTGAAAACCGGTATCGGGGCTACAAGATGCGCGGCGAGGTGCCGGATTACCTACCGGTGCTGATCGGCCTTGCTAACGCGCACAACGGCAAGGAGGGGATGCAGCGGCTCCCGCCTGTGCTCGTTGGCGACCAAGAGCTAGCGCGCCGCGTGATGGCGGGCGGTTCGGATACAGCGCTGCTCGCAATGCGGCCGGCATCGAACGTCATGCCTGCTATCGAACAACTCACAAACGAGAGGGCAGCATGAACCTCTACGCCATCGCCTTCATCGCCTCCTTTGGCTACGTAGGTCTCAAATCGGTTCAGCAGCTTAACGTTGTCCACCGCAAGTACATCTGGATCGTGCCGGTCTCGATGCTCATGGCCGCCGTCGAAGTCTTCGTCGTTGCATCGGTGGCGAAATTCGGCTGGGGGTGGCTCGTGTTTTGGGTCGGCCTTGGCTCCGGGCTCGGCTCGCTCTGCGCAACCTGGGCGCATTCAAAATTCAGCACCAAGGAGGTTTCGCATGCTTGACCAGAACCACGAAAGGCGGACCGGCGCATTCTGCGGCCCCGCCACGGCGTTTGCAGCATCGCGCGGCTATGTCGCCTCATCCGCACCGATTCAAACGCCGCCAAGAGGCCCTTATGCATAAATCAATTCAAGCGCTGGGCCGCCTCAAGACCGGCTCGATGAACAAGACTGAGGCGATGTATGCCGGTAGGCTCGAATGCCGCAAGTACGACGGCGAGGTGCTTTGGTATCGCTTCGAGGGCATGAAGTTTCGCTTGGCAGACAACACGTTCTATACGCCCGACTTTGCAGTGATGCTCGCGAGCGGGGCTCTTGAGGCACACGAAGTCAAAGGCTTCTGGACCGACGACGGAAGGGCGAAAATCAAGATCGCCGCCGATATGTACCCGATCCGGTTTATCGCAGTGCAGCAGTTGCCGAAGAAGCTTGGCGGCGGCTGGAAGACGGAGGAATTTTGATGGCCATCACCAAAAAGCGGATCGAAAGAGACATCGCGCAAGCCGAGCAGAATACCAAGAACGCGATCGAGAGGCTGCGTGAACTGGCGGACCGGTTGGAGGGCGGGTCGATTCGCATGGCGGGCATGACGATGCATAGCGACGGGCTTAATTTTGGCATGAGTTTTGACGGCGTGCATGCCACAGCTATCCCAAAAGTGAAAGTTGGCCGCGATGGCTAAATCGAAATCGCCCCGCAAAGCCTACGTGCGCAAGCCGTGCGTCCTACCCCTCAACATGCGCCGCGATATCGCCTTTGAAATGCCTGGCTATCAAGCCAGCCTTGCGCTCGGCCAGCCGCATTTCTGCGAACAGCACGTCTACGACTTGCTATCAAACGCCGACATGGTTCGCCGCATCGCGCCGGATGGCCACGAAATTCTGACGGTGGCGCAGGCGATGGTCTACGCGGTCGCGGAGATTCAGCGACGCCACATGGACACCGGCAAGCTTGGCGTGAACGGCGACGAGTTCCGCGTGTTGCGCGAGGGCGTCGGTAAGACGATGGACTACCTGCGCACCGTTTCAAACATCGCAATAGATCGGGCTGCGCGTGCGGCGCTGAAGGAGTTTAACGAGACAGGAGCGTTACGGGTATGAATGCGCTTACCTACCTCAACAACCTGCGGCCCGCGATTCCGTATTCCACCGAGAAGCCATGCACCATCGCCAGCAATGGCGAATTGCGCCGCTGGATGGCTGGCAGCGCGGTCCTGATCAACGGCGAGCCGGTCACGTGGGATGAGCCTATCGACTTTCCTGTGCATTCCCTGGTGTTCTTCCCTAAGAGCGCTCAACGCAAAACCACTTTGGTCTGAAAGGCCAGTATGACTTTTGAATCCCGCTACGATGAATGGTTACAAGCCAATACCGTCAAGTATCGCTCTTTCGACATCACGCATGGCTCAGTAAGGGATGCAAGCGGAAACAGCCTCATGATGTCGTATTGCCCACTCTGTCCGACGCAAGAGCAGATTGATTCGCTCAATGCTGACGCCAAACTTTGGATTGATGAGCGATTGGCAAAGGCAGCGGCATGAAAGAAAAAGACCTCACCAAAGCCGAGCGCTACCAGCTCATGCTGTACCGCGCCGGCAAGCCAAAAACCGAGGCGTTACCGCAAGAGGCCTACCGCGATCCGGCCGATACCGTGCTGTTTGAATCGGAGCGTCTGGAACGCGAGAAGGCGCGAGTGAAACGCAAAGCCCTTCGGAAAAGCGAACGCGATTGACGATGAAAATAAAGTCCGCGTGCGCGTGAAACTCATCAACGCAGGCAGGTAAAATGCGGCAACTTAGGAGGGCTGATGAGTTTTGCCGACAGGTACACGAGAAGTCTGAATTCATCGAATCTGATGGATGATTCGTTCCACCATCAGACCGAGGCGCTACAGGCTGCAGCCCACGCCGACCGAGCGGCGCGTGAAATCGGCTCACTCCTGTCCCGCGTGAAGAATGCCAACGTGTACCGCAAGGCGCACGAGGGCGATACGCAGGCGTTGGCGTCGCTCCTGACGAAATGGCGCGCGATTGTCCAGAGCAAGGGTATGGAGCGTAAGTGGGTCAAGGCTGGCGATCTGGCCTTCGCCGGACGAATTTTCGAGCGCGTTGCTGACCGCTCGCTCGCGCATTGGCTGGATGGGAAATGCCCCATCTGCCACGGCTCCAAGGTCAATGAGGATCGCAGGACGTGCGCGCCGTGCTTTGGGACAGGCGAGGCGCTGATTGAGGGTGTATCGGGCATGGAGCGCAATCTGATCCTCGACATGGTCTCCGAACTTAACGGCCTAGAATCGAGCCACGCTGGCGCCGCAAATGCACTGCTTAGGAGGGAAGAATGAGTGCGATCGAATACGATGATGAGGCATGCTCTTGCTGCCGTATGACGATGGCGCAATCTCGCCTACTTGCCGCCGCCTCAAACCAAGCGCGCCCCAAGCGAACCGACGAAAACACCATTTCCGATATCACTGTGGCGGAGGAAAAGCGCCTGCGCCTCGACTTGGCCATCGAGAAGCGCAAAACGCTTGAACTGCAACGTGTCTACGATGAACGTGGCAAGCAGATTGCGCGCCTTGAGGCTGCGCTTGCGCCAAGAAAGAACCTGGAACTTGCGGATGACGATCCGATCAGCATTCACCTGCAAAGCCTTGGATTGAAGCCAGAGCCTGCACCGAAAGAGCCATCATGACCATCCACTTCACCTGGTGGACCATCCCCACCATCATCACCGCACTCGGGCTGTACTGGCCATTCTGGATGAGCCGCAAGGATGATGGCCTGTTCGCTGGCATTAGCCTGCTGTTCTACGCGGCCCCGGCGCTGGCCGTGATCTCGATTACTTGGGGCTTGGCGGCGGTGTTTAAGTGAGCGCGGGCGTCTACACTGTCGGCGGCTTCATGGATGACTTCGGCAACTGGACCGCGCCCCACACGCTGCCGTCATATATGGCGCGGCGCGGCTACTTTACGGGAGAATGGACGTGACCTTAGACGAAATCCGCGCCGCCAAGATTGAAATGGAAGAGGCGATCTTTAAATCCGTATCGGCCGCACAGAAGCGCTTTGAGGAAAGCACCTCGTTGCTCGTGCAGGCGGTGGATATGAACTTCATCCACCATGACTATGTAGGTGGCAGGAGGAAGACCGTTCTGTCGAGCGTGAAGTGTGAGGTGGACCCGTGGCAGTGACTATACCGGCTGGCGCGAAGCTTTACATGCTAAAGCAGGAGTTTCGTGATCTGGTCAATGTTCTTGATTTACCTCGCTCAGCTTGGGTTCTGATAGGGAGTGTGCCATCACATCCACCCGCCAATGCTCGCATCCTGGTATCGCGGAACAAGCGAGAGGGCTATTACGGCGGCAAGCGGCGCCAGTTTAAGGAAGTTAAAACCTTAAGCGACGGGCATCACGTCTTCCGCCTGATCTCAGTTAAGCGTGTGCGCTGGTTAAAATCGATTTCGCTACGAGTCTTATATAGCAACGCCTCAATGCGCCGTTTTGAATGCTCACTCGCTAATTATGGAGGAGTATTACCATGAGAGAAAAATTCGACAATTTCAAAGCTGCCCTTGAGGCGCTGTGCCGCGAGCACAAGGTGCTGCTATGGTGCGACGATTTCGGTTATGTCCTCATCGGCAATCTCCCGGATGGGTACAATCCCCTTGTCTTCGATTTGTTGGACGAAACGGAAGGCCAATAAAATAAATTCCGCGTGCGCGTAACTTTTCGCCAGCCAAGTCTTTATAATGTGCGTTGTGTTTAAATCTTCCGCGATTCGTTCGGCGTAAGCCGCGATGCCAAGGATTCCAGAGTAGTGCAAGCCATCAAGAGTTGCTTTTGCTCGCACTAAAATACGTAGTACCTCGCAGATAGCGAGGACGAACACAGAACCCCGCCAAGTGCGGGGTTTTTGCTTTTAGGCGCATCCGAATGCGGAATCCAAGGCAGGCATGCCAGCGGACAAGCGGATGGAGCGCCACAGCTTTCCAGATAGACGCTCATGTGGGTGCGCATCCTGCTAGTGCGAGACGCGCCGTGCGACCCGGCATTCTGGAATGGAAGTCACCGTTCTCAATGCGTGTGGGAGTTGTGGCGAGGGTCACGAGAACAATGCTACTCAGCGAGGCAGCCATGTACCAGACCACGAAACCCTCACCGCAGGCTGTGCGTGACTGGATGCGCCGCGAGGTAGCCGCGAAGACCCCGCCGCCGACGCCTGAGCGCATTCGGGAGCAGCTTGGCTGGAACCTGATTAAAGATGACAAACCACGCCACTAAGCCGGTCAAGCTGATCAACCGCTCGGCAGCAAAGGCTGTCCGTGAGATTGAGACCGACGCCGCGCCCGATCAGCAAGAGGTGCTTGAGCAGTTCGACGCTGAGACTGTGCGAGCATTTCAACAGATGATTGCGAGTGAGCATGACTGATGGAATTGGCGGCGCATAGCCGCAACCGCGCATCACCAAGACCGCTCCTTGCGAGTGGCCGAGCGGGTTCTCGCTCGACTGTGATAGGCGACTTACCGAACGGAAGGCCCGCAACACGAAGGGCATCGGGTAGTTGGGCATGGCGAACCCTTAACGCATCAGACAGCCTCCCACCGAGAAAACTTAAGCAGTACCTACTAGGACGCCGCTCACAAGGCCGCGCGCTTGACCTAGGCCGGACGCTATACCCGGCAACCCCGCCCCATCAGACAAAGGACCACCATGCACTACCGTAATGGCCGTGAAGCAAAGAACGGCGACAAGATCGTAAAACTCGAAGGCGGCAAGGTTGTCTCGTTCGGCGTGCTGCACAGCGCAGTTCCTGGCAACGACTACTGCAACGGCAATATCGCAGTGATCCAGCCAGCATCCGACTATGCCTGCATGTGCGACTGCCTCCACGTCGATGATGTTGCCGAAGTGCTGGCAGCGCAGGGCTTGGACAAGCGCCCCGAGGGAAAGTAGTAGATCAACCCCGCTTCGCAAGAGGCGGCACATCACGGGGCATTAGTAGGCCTTCGATGGCTAGCTGTGCGCACGGTGCGCTAGTGCTCGCGTGATGTGATCCCGCAAAACCCGTGATGAAACGTTGCAAGCCTATCGGGGCCACAAGCTGCGCCGTCAAAGGAGTAACACGGCGCATAGCCTCACCGGCTTAACCGGTGGCCAGACGCATGGCGATTCTAACGGGCTATGGATTGGGGGTTCCCGGTCGGCCCTTAACCTGAGTCGTCATGCCTGTGGTTATAGCTCAATGGTTAGAGTCGCGGCTTGTGATGCCGCTTATCTGGGTTCGATTCCCAGTAGCCACCCCAAAACGCAACGCTGGGCGTACGCCAGCACCAAATACGAAAGCCCCGACAGTTCACGCTGGCCGGGGCTTTTTTGCTTTCAATGCGCAGCCTAGGCTTGCTACCGAACGCCGATTCGTCATCGGCTGGCAGCGCACCCATTTCAAGACGACCTATGACGGAGGGAATATGCAACAGCTTATCGTAGTTGACACCGATGTGCATCAGGACCAAGACGGCCGCTTCTGCTTGAATGACTTGCACCGCGCCGCAATGCTCAAGGGCACAGCGACAAGCAACCAGCGCCCCGGCAACTTCATGAAGCGGCAGGAGACTATCGACCTGATCGCGGCCATGGAAAAGAGATGCTACCCCGGTAGCATCACTCCCGTCCGCACGGTGAAGGGAAACACTCCCGGCATCCGGCAGGGTACGTTTGTCACCAAGCCGCTGATCTACGCATACGCGATGTGGATTGACGCCGACTTCCACCTGGATGTGATCGAGGCGTTCGACCGTGGCGGCGCGGTACAGCAAGACCTGTGGATGCAGATGCAAGCACTAGTCGCCAAAGAGGTCAATTCGCAAGTCCGCGCAACATTTGGCTCGCACCTGATGTTGAAGCGCAAGCGTGAGATTCCACCGCTGCGCGATGAGCGTGCCTTGCTGGAAGCCGCGATTCAACCATCGCTGCTTACACACTAAGGCAACCATGAGCATCCGCACAAAGAAGGTCATCAAGCTGTCGTCCATGCCATCACGCTCGCCGGCTGGCTTTGGCATCCTGTGGTGGCTGCTACTCGACCGCCTGAATGCACCGAGCTGGGCATATGGCGTGCTGTGGACGATAGTCGCGCTGCTGGCTGTGGCGTTCATTGCAAGCTGGTGGACTGAGAAGCCCTGCGACGTTCCTGGCTTTGGTGAGGCTAAGTAGATGGCGCGGCGTCCGATGTGCTTTTCGAGCCCTCAGCCTATGCCGGGCATTCGCGCCGCACTCCTGAGCATCACCGAGTCACGCAAAGCCCTGGAGCGCGGTGAGGCAGCGTGGAATCGAACTCAGCTTGAGGATGCAATCAGGTCGGCCGAATACTTCATTGCGACAGCGCGCTCATCGATGGAGATGCAGCCGCCTCACGAAGCATGAAGCTCACCACCCTCAAGACCAGCCTTCAGACGCTCAAGCCTAGCCGCCCTGGCATCGGATCAAACCTAAGCGCCGCCCAAGAGACCCAGCGCCTACGAGGCAGCGCAGCAGTAAAGCGTCGCGCCTCCTTCCTGACCGAGCATCCCTACTGCGCCGAGTGCGAGATGGAAGGGCGAGTAACCCCATCCACAGTACCGGACCACAGACAGCCGCTATGGGCTGGTGGTGCCGATGACCTGATTAGCAATGGCCAAGCCCTGTGCGCTGTCCACCATGGCAAGAAGACCAAGTGCGAGGCTCGCATGAGGGCTGGCGGCGGGTGGATGGCGACGGCTTGCTTCTGTCGGCAGCATTAGCAGAGACCGCAGGAAGCGACGAGTATCACGAACGGTAGATGCATCGAAGCGTTTGAGAGCGTGGCACTGAGAGGCTGTGGGCGAGGCGCAGTGGCATTCGGTATGGAAGTTAGCCACACCCCTCCGGGGGATGCAATCTTCACAACCTCGACGCCAGGAAACCGCGTGGTTCCGCACGTACAGAATAAATCCCCCTTTGAGGAATATGTTAATGGCTTTAACAGGCAGGAAACGCGTGTTCGCGGATGCCGTTTTGGCCGGTCTCACGAATAAGAAAGCGGCAATCAAGGCCCAATACAGTGAGGCGACTGCATCTGCTGCCGGGTCGCGCCTTGTTAAAGACAAACAGGTCGCGGAATACCTGGCAATGAAGCGCGCCGCCTCGGAAGCCGGGTCGGCAGCACCAGTGTCAGCCCCGACGACTCAGCCCACTACCGATGGCAAGCAATTCGACCCGCGCCCGATGCTGGAGCAGATCGCACTCGGCTTGGTCGAGGTGTCGGCGCAGCAGTACAAGGCGTTGACCGCGTTGCTGCCGTACACGAACGTGAAACTCGGTGAGGGCGGCAAGAAAGATGCTGCTGGCGCAAAGGCTAAGGAGGCGGGCGCGGGCAAGTTTGGCTCCGCCGCGCCGCCGAGATTGGCAGCAGTCGGCGGCAGGAAGACCTAATGCCAACCTGGTCAACCTCGTGCCCGGATTGGGCGGCGCGGCTGGTTGCGGGCGAATCAATCATCCCGCCGCCGATCTTCCCGGAGCAGGCCGAGCAGGCGCTTGCCATCTTCAAGCAACTCAAGATTGTGGATGCGCCTGGCAGTCCAACGTTTGGCGAGTCCTGCGCCGAGTGGGTGTTTGACCTGGTGCGCTGCATCTTTGGCGCATACGACGCCGATAGCGGTCGCCGGCTGATCGTTGAATTCTTCGTGCTGATCCCGAAGAAGAACAGCAAGAGCACGATTGCGGCCGGAATCATGATGACGGCGCTTATCCTGAACTGGCGGCAGTCTGCCGAGTTCTCGGTCCTGGCGCCTACGGTTGAGGTGGCGAACAACGCCTACGCCCCGGCGCGCGACATGGTTCAGAAGGACGAGGAGCTAGAGGCGCTCATGCACGTCCAGAGTCATGTGAAGACGATTACCCACAAGAACAGTAACGCGATCCTCAAGGTGTTGGCTGCCGACCAGAACACGGTGGGCGGCAAGAAGTCAGTCGGGACGCTGGTGGATGAGCTCCACCTGTTCGGCAAGATTTCTAGCGCGGAGAATATGTTCCGCGAGGCGCTTGGCGGTCTTGCTTCTCGCCCTGAGGGCTTTGTTATCTGGCTCTCGACCCAATCGGACGAGCCGCCAGCCGGGGTCTTCAAGCAGAAGTTGGAATACGCCCGCAAGGTGCGCGATGGTGAAATCATCGACCCGGCTTTCGTGCCGATCATCTTCGAGCACCCGCCAGAGATGGTGACGTCGGGCGCGTGCCTGAAGCTTGAAAACATGCGGCTCGTGAATCCGAACATGGGCTATTCGGTGGACGAATCGTTCCTTGAGCGCGAGTTCAAGAAGGCCGAGGAAGCCGGGCCGGGTTCGTTCAATGGCTTCATGGCCAAGCATGCCAACGTCGAGATCGGCCTGAACCTCCGCTCCGACCGCTGGGCCGGTGCCGACTTCTGGCAAGCCCAAACCGAAGCCTGCCTGACGCTCGATGAAATCCTAGCGCGAAGCGAAGTGGTCACGATTGGCGTAGACGGCGGCGGCCTGGATGACTTGCTTGGCCTTGGCTTGATTGGCCGCGAGCGCGACACCCGCCGCTGGCTCACCTGGTCGCACGCTTGGGCGCACAAGATTGTATTGGAGCGCCGCAAGGACATTGCCCCGAGGTTGCTCGACTTTGAGCGGGACGGCGATTTGACCATTGTTGACCGCCCTGGCGATGACGTGACCGCAGTTGCAGACATCATCTGCCGCGTGCGCGACATGGACCTGCTGCCCGAGAAGTTGGCAATCGGCGTCGATGCCGCAGGCATTGGCGACATTGTGGACGAGATCACCACCGAGGAACGCGGCATCACGCCAGAGCAGATCGTTGCAATCTCGCAGGGCTGGAAATTAAATGGAGCCATCAAGACCACCGAGCGCAAGTTAGCTGGCGGGGAAATGGCGCACGGCGAGTCGGACATGATGAATTGGTGCGTGGGTAACGCCCGCATCGTCCAGAACGGCAACGCAATCTCAATTACTAAGCAGGCTTCCGGCACGGCCAAGATCGATCCGCTCATGGGGCTGTTCGACGCAGCCTCTTTGATGGCACTGAACCCGGAAGCATCAGCAGGAATAATCACGCAGGGGTACGTTTCCTTATGACGAACAAAGCAACGTGGGATGATGTCAAGCGCCGCGCCTCGGTACAGGGTTCGCCAATCCTGACCAACTGGAAGGCAGAGCGTGAAGCGGCCCGCGTGTCGAACGAGGTGACGTATAGCGACAGCGTCATGGAGTCGTTCGGCATTTCGGCGGGCGGCACATCCGTCTCTGCCGCTTCGTCAATGCAAGTCTCCGCTGTGGCCGCGTGCGTGGCGAAGATCAGCGGCGCAATCGTCAACATGCCGATTCACGAGTATTCGCTTGACGGCGGCGAGATTCCGGCGCGCATGCCGCGCAGTGAATTGTGGTATCTGCTAAACGAATCACCGTCGCCGCTGTACACCGCAGCCTCGATGTGGGAGGGCGTCAGCATGGCGCAACTTCTGCGAGGTGACAGCTATGGATTGATTCGCCGCCGCCTCAATGGATCGTTCCGCGAAATCCTGCCACTGCCTTGGGGTAGTGTGTCACCGGTTCGCACGCCTGGCAATGGGGTCCGCTACTACGTCAACCTTCCTTCCCACGGCATCACAACGTGGTTTGACCCGTCGGATATCCTGCATTTCCCCGGCCTTGGCTTCGATGACGAGACGATGCGCTCGATGTCGGTGATCCAGTTCGGCGCCCGCAACGCCATCGGCAACGCCATTGCGATGGATGAATACAGCGGCAAGTTCTTCGAGAACGGCGCGAACCCGTCGATTGTCTTGCAGTCGGAGTCGAAGATGAGCCAGCAGCAGATAACGGACATGCAGGTCGCCTTCCGCAATCGCTATTCTGGCTTGGCCAACGCTCACCGGAACCCGTTGGTTTTGACTCAGGGCGTGACAGCTAAAGAATTGAGCCTGAGCGCCGACGACGCCCAGCTGCTTGAGGCGCGCAAGTTCCAGGTTGGCGACATTGCCCGCGCCTTTGGCGTGCCGGCGCACATGATCGGCGAATCGACCGGGCAGACCTCATGGGGCACCGGCCTTGAGACCAACAGTCGCGCCTTCATTCAGTACACGGTGCAAACCTGGCTGAAGAAGATTGAGCAAGAGTTGAACCGCAAGCTATACCCGCGAAACACTGGCCGATTCCTTGAGTTCCACCGCGAATCGCTGTACGAGAGCGACGTGAAAGCGCAGGCCGATTACTTCCGCGCCGCGCTTGGCGGCCCTGGCGCAGGCGATGGCTGGATGTCCGTTGACGACGTTCGCCGCATCAAGCGCATGCCACCAATTGAAGGCGGCGGCGAATACTACCGCGCCCCACGAGACCCCGGCAAGCCTGCCGACAAACCAAATCCTGAAAGCACGCCCGCAGAATGAGCAAAATCCTTCAGCTGTTCCGCGACAACGCGGCTCGACCAAAGCAGCCGGTCAACTTGGTGCGCAACGCATCCGAGGCGTCGCTGTACATCTATGACGTGATTGACTCGTACTGGGGCGTGAGCGCCATGCAAGTAACTGAAGCGGTGGCCGAGGCTGGCGACGCGGAAGTGCTTCACGTCTACATCAACTCCCCTGGTGGGTCGGTCTTCGAGGGACGCGCAATCATGGCCGCCCTGTCGCGCTTCAAGGGTAAGACCATCGCCCACGTTGATAGCCTGTGCGCGAGCGCCGCAACCAGTGTCGCACTGGCCTGCAACGAGGTCGAAATGTCGCAAGGGGCCTTCTTCATGGTGCATAACGCCAGCGCGATGGCTTGGGGCGACAAGACCGCGATGCGCGAAACCGCTGATCTACTGGAGCAGATTGAAGGCTCTATCGTCAACGATTACACGACCAAGACTGGCAAGGAAAAGGACGAGATTGTCGCGATGATGGATGAGGAAACGTGGATGAGCGCCGATCAAGCGCTTGAGCATGGATTCATCGACAGCATTACCCCCTCGCCAGTCAAGACCGGCGCAGCCAATGTCGCGAACGTCGCGGCATGGAACCTCGCAGCGTACGACAAAGCCCCGGCAGCCCTGACCGCGCCCACACCCGATCCCATTCCCGAGCCGGCGGCCGCACCAGTTGCAGCCGCCGAGCCGGAACCCGCGCCTGAGCCTGTCATTGAGCCGCCCTCTCCAATTCCATCCATGACCCAGGCGAACAAGAATCGTCTCGCACTCACCCTAGCACTGTAACGCTTCTCGCGTACGCCCGCCGAGGTCGGACACCTCAACAACTGGGAGCCATTTGGCTCCCTTTTTCATTTGAAAGGCCATAAATGGCTGCTACTATCCAAGCCCTCCGCGAGAAGATCCAGACTCTCGCAACTGCCGCGAATCACCTGCTTGCCGAAAAGGGCGATCAGGTATGGACCCCTGAAGACCAGACCAAGTTCGACGGCCTGCAAGCAGACATCCTCTCGGCCAAAAACCAGATTAAGAACCTGGAAGCA